GCACCCACGCGAGGAGTGCCAAATCTATGAGCCCATGGAGCTTGAGGGCGCTCGTCTCTCGAGTCGGCTCGTGGTGGCTCACTCCTACACGGGTAAGGATAGTATGGTCGCCTCGATGTGCATCTACATCGGCGCGACGGCCATGGGGTCGGTCATCCATTCGGAAGCTCGCCACGTAGCCTCGCAGCCCGCGCGTTGGGCAGGAGACATCGATGCGATGATTCATCAAGCGGTGCTCGTCCAAGGTCTCGTGTTCGAGCTCTTCTTGGCTGCGAAATCTCGCAAGCTCACGGACGTTGATCGCGACTGGCTCAAAAAGGAGGGCTACACGATCAAGGACTTGGAGAAGATTCCGACGTTACTCGAAGCCATGATCAAGTGGCACGAAGGCCACACGGAAGGTTCTAAGATGACATGGGGCGTGTGGGCACGACGCCTCGGGGGAACGGCCATCGAGACGATGTGCGAGCTTCTTGGATTCGCCAAATATGGCACGCCAATTGACCTGGTACTCGGCGGGCATGCGTACGGCAAACAAGCCACACGGGACGCGCGACGAGCGCAAGCGCTTCAAGTCGCTAGCTAAACAATCCTTGACAGAAACTCTCCCATGGCCATAATAGATGCGTGGGAGAGATGACGATGAAGACGGTTCGGACGATGAAGGTGGCACCAAAAACGGCAGAGCAGAAAGCGAACGAGGCGCTTTACGCGGCGGCGGAAAAAGCCGGCATGGCACGTGCGCTTGGTTCGGCTCAAGTCGAAGTGGTCGTGAGCACCTACCAGGGCAAGACAATCGCCTACCTTGCGTACGATCCAGAGAATCATGAGCGCGAAGATTTCGTGTTCCCCAAGACGGCGTACGAACGCGCGGAGAAGTGGCTTTCGGTTTACAGAGCTCGTCAGGGTTGGAAAGCAGGTTGGTCGTGAAATCGGTTCTCGCAGAGCTCGATTTGAGTCCAGAGTGCGGCGTTCCAAAAGGCAGCGTGATGGCGTGGATCAATCTGAGGGGAGACATTCTCGACGACTTCGAAGAGCTCGCCATCACGTGGCGGGCGCAAGAGCTCTTCACGGCGATCCGATCGGGCGTGCGTCGACTCGAGCGGCAGCACGACTACTACCAGCGCGTGAGGTCGGCCCCCGCGTGGCGTGCGAAGGAGAACGCGGCCACACGCGCACGGCGTCTCGAGCAGCGCGTCCTTCGAGCGCGTACACGTCCACCGTGTCCTTCATGCGGGCGTCCGGTGGAGCGCTGCGGACCAACTGCGAAGATCCCTATTTATTGCCAGCACAAGTGCGCCAGGGCTGCGGTGTTCGCACGCTGGTACGCCAAGCACGGCGCAGACAGAAACCAAAAGCGTCGGAAGACCGACCGCAAGTCTCCTCAAAAGAAACCTTGACAGAAACCTAGGGTGAGCTATCATAGTGGTGTGGGAGAGATGAGAACGAAGCGGGTTGCCCCCGCGCCACGAAGCCCTCTCGGGCGGCGAGAAGCCGAAGACGAGAGGCAGCGAGAGGTGATGGTCATGGCAAAGATGACAGATTCAGAAGTTCACGCGGCACGTTCTATTGCGCTCCAAAGCGCACGTTCGAAGACAACATTCCGAACGCATGGTCGTACGTCACGTGATCCGAGCGCGACGCGAGCGGCCGACCGCCCTTGGCGTGTTCGGGACCGTTTGACTCGACAGCGCTACTACTTCGAGTCACGCCCCGAAGCCCTCGCGTTCGTCGATAACGTGAGCACGAGCGAGATCACTGGCGAGCCGCTTGCCCGGTGGCGTGATCGCCTCATCGTGGAAAGGAATCGTGATGCGAAAAATACGAAGTAAAGGGCGAGGAGAAACGTTCGATCAGCGAATGCAGCGACATCATCAGGAGTTCCTCGACAAATTTATGGAGATCGCCGGTCGTCCGCCGACCAGTAAGGAGCGGATGCGGGGTTACGACATGTACTACACGGATCGCCACGGTCCCTGGGAGGCTGCCGCCATCGTCGCTGCGGAGGCGTCCTGAGTTTCTTGCTGCTGACTTAGCGCTTTCCCGTTTCCCAGGACCACTTACCGATCGTGTTGCCCTGAGCGTCCCGAATCCGCCCCTCGTATCCGTGAATGCTGGCCGCTTCGTAGTCCGACTGCTCGCCGAGGTTCTTTGCAAGCTCGCGAAGCAGCGGGACAAGATCGCGTGGTGCGAGTGCGTACGCGGCGTTTTCAGTTTCGATCGTGACAACGAACTTCATTTCTTGCCTCCCACGTTCTTGTAGCCACACCGTGGACACGTGTGCTCGCGACAACGCGAGAGGACGTCAAACGCGACGTCGAATATCTCGCGGATCTCCAATTCGTGAAGTCCCTTTTCCCCCTAGCGAATGACACACCATGAATTTTGAACAGCGCATTCTCAGTGGTAACGCCAAAGCATGGGCGCGAGTCGCAGACATTGTTCGTGCGGGTGATGGCACCTATCAAGATGCGTTCGAGTGGATCTGCGAGATCTTCAAAACGAATCACAAGCCAGCACCGGAGCTCAGGGACTTCGAAGCGAAGATGCAGGAGGCGGAAGAGTGAGAGCGATCAAGATCAAGCTTGGTACGACGAAATAAATGATGCGGCAAGAAGGAATGTGATGATTGAAAATAGGGTCTACAAATTCGGATGCCGGGCTCCCAAAGAAATGGACCGGGCCCTTCAATTGCTCGGGCAAGCGTGGCTCTATCGTGAAGAGTTGCGACGGATTTACAACGCGGCCAAACGAGATTTTCGCACACTCCTTGAGAGCAAGGATGATGCATCTCATGTCATGGCGTTCACTCATCAAACTCAGAATGAGAGGATCCGGGGGGCACGACGACGTAGGGGTCATCTACTCGACGCGGGTACTTATTGGCTTATTGAGGCTGCAATGCTCTCAGCGAGCAAAGCGAGTCGTCTTGATCCAATCAAGATGCAGCATTGGGATGGCACAGGATCCATTGGCGGAGAGATTCATTCGCGAGCTCAATTTCCAGCGTTGGATTGGACGACGAGCAAACGTATTTCTCTCACAAGCCTCAATGCCAGACGACACGCCGAGCTCACCATCCATGTTGGCGCGCTGGCGGCTGGCCAAACGATCACATGGCCCATCAAACTTCATCGGGATTTCCCGGATGGCGCTGTTGTCAAACAAGTTGCTGTTCAACGAACGCGCTCGGGACATCGATTTCGTTGGGAAGCGTTGGTCACCATCGAATTTGAGCCTGATAGGAAAAAGGACATTGGGTTGGGCATTGTCGGTGTAGACGTCGGTTGGCGAAGAAATGGTGAGCTCGGCATGCTCGTGGCGACCTACGACGGAGAAGAGAACGGTGTAGTTGATGTCGGGTCTCTCCACATCGATACGATCCGGGCGTTCCAATATTCCGATTCGATCCGGAGCATACGAGATGTCAATTTTGACGAAGCCAAACGACATGTATCGGAAGCACAGCTTCCCGGTGCGCAGCATGCGCTTCGTTGGAAGGACAAAGAGCGCATGCGACGGATCGCGCTCACGACTCAAGATCTAGGTGCACTGTGGTGGCGGGAACGTGATCGCCATCTCGAAGACATCGAAGCAGGTGTCCGAGATCGAGCTATTCGACGCCGACTTGATGCCTACCAACGATTCGCAGATGCACTTGCGCGAAAATATCGATACGTCGCACTTGAAGACATGCCCATGCAAGCTTGGGTCGGAGAAGGCGACACAGCATCACTTGAACGATGGCGCTCGAGTGCGGCCATACACATTCTCCAAACCGTCATCCTGCAACGGTTTGGGGCAGCTCGTGTTGATTGGCTTCCAAGTGCATTCACTACAATGACTTGTTCATCGTGCGGGTTGATTCGTGCAGAAAAGGTTGGTCCAGCGCTTCGCTGGAAATGTGAGTGCGGGGCCGAGCATCATCAGGATGAAAATGCCGCACGGGTTCTCCGCTATCAAAGCGAGCGGTGGATTGGTGATGGAAACCCCCCTCGTGCTCGCACGCGCAAAGTATCAAAACGAAAAGAGAAAAAGAATGCTGATGGAATCGGAACGGGGGATCATCTTCGGATGGTTGCCACCTCTCGCGAACCGGAGTTGAATGCTGCGGAATGATGAATGATTTGCAGGACTGGTGGATCAAGCTAGTGAGAGGGCTTCATCTCTCAACGTTCAAGAGGGTGAGAGATGGACACTCCGCGAATCGGGTGGATCAAGCTAGTGAGAGGGCTTCATCTCTCAACAAGCAATTGCGTGTACCAACGCGGCGAGCATCCATCTGTGGATCAAGCTAGTGAGAGGGCTTCATCTCTCAACAACGCGAAGAGGCCGAAGCGATGGGGCTCGAGCCCGAGAAGGTGGATCAAGCTAGTGAGAGGGCTTCATCTCTCAACCACGATCTGCGCCACACGTTCGCCTCGCACTGGGTTTCGTGGATCAAGCTAGTGAGAGGGCTTCATCTCTCAACTTGCGCTCGACGCGGACGATCCCGAGTGGGTGATCCGTGGATCAAGCTAGTGAGAGGGCTTCATCTCTCAACGAGTAGTGGAAGTAGTTGGTCCCCTCGACAGGAACACCGGTGGATCAAGCTAGTGAGAGAGCTTCATCTCTCAACGGCTCTGGATTACCGGGGGAGGCCTAGTCGTTTACGGAAGACCGCCGTTTGAGGTAAGTTCTCGAGTGCATGTCGAAGCGAAAGATGCCGGGTACTGTCGATCGACGGGTTGAAACAACGCGTGCGATGGCGCAGAAAGCCGTCGCTGAAAAGAAATCTGCGAAGCGGTTTACGGCTCACCAAGTTGTGAGACAGATGCAGCTTGTGACGGATGCATGGGTTGAAGGCGCAACCGACCGCGAGATTGTGAAGGTCTTTGAAGAGGCTTACAACGCGGGCAAAATCGATCACGTCATCGGTCGTAATCGTGTCACGTTGCTACGTGAACGAGCACAGCAAAAGCTTCTCGAGGACGCTGAAACCGAGCGGCCATACACCAAGACGCAGCAAGCTCGAAGGATCACCAAAGCCCTTCGAGAATGCAAAGGCGTGCGTGGGCCAAATGGCAAGTGGCTCGAGAAACCCGACCACATGGCTCGGTCACGCTACGAAGACATGATCGCGCGTATCCAGGGCAACTACGAACCTGTGCGCATCGAGGTGGACGCTGTTCATCGTCATGCCATTGCGGAGGTGATCGCATCCCTCACGCCTGAGCAGATGGCGCATTACGAGCAATCATTCGATCGCATCATGGAGCTTGCAGAGGGCAAGGCGAAGGAGCTCGGAGAACCGCTCACGACTCTCCTGCCCAAACCTCCCAATCCTTCGACGATGTCAAACGGCGGAACAAATGGCGCTGCCCACCGGGGATAGATTTTAGACAGATCGATCTGTCTAAACTTGGAACCTCGCGAAAAGATGACGCAATCCGGTCCACAAACCATCGATTCTGCGCGCGTGCACAAGGCACGTGCAGTGTTGGATCTCTGGGCTCGTCTCGCTCGAGAGGATTGCGGCGCGTTCTTCGAGCTCGTGATGAAGCACGAGACAAAGCGCACGCCTCTCCAACTCGCAGAGCACCAAAAGGTCGCGCTCTCATTTTTGCTCCACCACAAGCGCGCGGTTCTTATCGTGCCAGTGCGTCATGCGAAGACGTTCATGTCTGCGGCGGTCACGCTTTGGCTCCTCGGAAGAAACCCATCTCTTCGCGGTGCGATCGTCTCGGCCACACAAGAGCAGGCTTCCAAGGTGCTTGGCATGGTGAGCGACTACATCATCCAATCGGCTGAGCTCCGCTTGGTCTTTCCGCATCTAGCGCCGTCGCAGCGCACGAGAGAGCCATGGACGCAAACGGCTATCACTGTTGATCGGCCAGCGGGCATTCGCGATGCTTCACTCAAAGCTCTTGGGCTTGATGGTGCGATTGCAGGATCACGTCTTGATTGGATCGTCATCGATGATGTTCTCAGCCAAGAGAACACGCTCACGTCTGAGGGGTGCTCAAAGACGATTGCATGGCTCGATTCATCGGTCCTAACGCGACTTGAGCCATCCGCTGAAACAAGAGTCCTCGCGCTCAATACACCTTGGAACCCACGAGATGCGGTTCATGAATTTGAGCGGCGCGGTTGGGCAACGATGCGCATGAGCATCGATGGGACGATTCGCATTCAAGATGACGCGGAAGATGCGCTTATTTCCAAACAGCTTGGTCGCCCATTCGAGTATTGGGATCATCCAAGCGTCGCACCACGAACAGACAATCCTCAGGATATGACTCTCAGGCTTCGGGAGCACGCGAGAGGAGCTCCACTCTGGCCTGAGGTCTTCTCACCCGAGTACATTCAGAAGCTCAAACGCGTCACGCCGCTACGTGAGTGGAACCGCGCGTACATGTGCACGGCGATCTCAGACGAAGAAGCGCGATGCAAAGTGGAGTGGATTGAACGATGCAAAGAAGCCGCTCGTAAAGCCCATGTCTACGGGTTTGTAACCGAGTGGCCTGAACCTGGACGTGGACTCAACGCGTACGATGCAAAGCAAGCGGGGCTTGCAGTCTTCACGGGCGTGGACCTCGCAGTGAAGACAGAGAAGCACCACGACAAGACCGCTCTCTTCACATTCGCGGTTCTGCCAGATGGACGAAGGCGTATTCTTGACATCGAGACAGGACACTTCTCAGGTCCTGTGATCGTTGAAAAGTGCATTCTCAAGCACAAGCTCTTTGGTGGCGTCATCGTCGTAGAGGACATTGCGGCTCAAGGGTTCATCCAACAATTCATCCGCAAGCGTGACCTCTCGATTCCTGTTCGTCCGTATGTGACGACGGCGAAGCGCAAAGCCGATCCGCTTTACGGTGTTGAGACCATCTTCACGGAATTCTCAAATGGCGCGTGGCTCATCCCCAACGATGAATTTGGGCGTGTGCATCCTGAGGTGGAAGCATTCATCAATCACTGTCTGCAGTACAAGCCAGACAATGACCACATCCCAGACGTCATCATGTCTTCGTTTTTTGCTCGTGAGATGGCGCGCAAATGGGGTCTGCTCACGTCAGAACAGAAGGATGCTCAGGGATTGAGCTCTGTCCTCATGCGTTGATGCGCGGTAGAACCGAAGCATGCCCCGTCGTTCTGTCGTGAAGCTCGAAGCACTTCCTACCAACGAGGCCATCGTGATTCACACGCCGGTTCTCGTCCTTCCTCGGAAGATCAATCCTCAGGCTTACAACCCAAGGACCATCTCGAAGAAGGATTTCGACGCGCTCAAGATGTCGATCAAGACATTCGGATTCCTTGATCCCATCTGCGTGCAGAAGAAGGGAATGGGCATCATCGGCGGTCACCAACGTGTGAAGGCCATCACAGAGCTCTGCGTTGAGATGGGGATCCAGGTTCCTGCGATTCCATGCATCGTTCTCGACATTGAGGATCGCGAAGCCAAGAAGCTCAATGTGATGCTTAACAACGTGGGCGGTGAATTTGACGCGCGCCTACTCGGGCAGCTTCTCGCGAGTCTTCACACTGAGAAACCCCTCACGTTGGAAGAGACATCGTTCATGGGGTTCGAGCAATCCGAGACAGACAACCTACTGAGGCTCGTGGATGCCATTCCCCCGCTCCCCACAGACACCACAACGACGTTCGGGAGCTCGGTTACCCTGAGTCTTAGCTTCAACGATGTGAGGCTCAGGGACGCAGTGAAAAAGACGCTTGCTGACAAAGCCGAGACATCAGGTCAGAAGACGGGTGACCTCATTGCGACGCTTCTTGGCTGCAAGGTGCGGTGATGGCGGCAAAGAATAGAAGAGGTGAGGTGATTCCATGACGATGTTTTTAGAGATTGATCAAGAGCTCGCAGGTAGGGATGTGTACAAACTGGTTCGTGGGTCTGACATTGCTTATGAGACGTCGGTTTCAAACGGATGGCGATTGTTTGCCGTCACGTCGCAAGGACAAGGTCTTCTCGCAATGAATCGAAAGGATTTCGATCGATACGATGAGGCCACTCGCGAAAAATTCCTCCGACCGGCCATCGAGAATCACGGGTGTACGCTTCAAGATCTGATCAACGGGCCATCGCGAGACTTCCACGGATGGAAGCGTGTCGACATCACGCCGAAGCAACACAGTGATCTCTTTCAAGATCCGGTGTTCCAACGGTTGTGTGTGACCATTCCTGATGATCTTCGTGATCATCTCAAACGTGGAGCTGTCATGACTATGCCGACAGATCCCACTCGGTTGGGATCGCACAACAGCGTGCATGTCGATGACGATGGGTACGAATTTATCGGCACGATTGGGTCGGCATCAAATCGGCGTGTTTTCTTCGTCAAGTGATCTCAGACCGCGTCAAGAAGTGGGCTCGGAAATTCGTTGAGAAACGACTCGATCAATACTACGAAGGCCCGCACCCACCTGAGAGACTCAGGCATGAAGCGTTGGCATTCGCGGCTCTTCATCCAAACGCCACGATTGCTGAATGGGCTGATTTCACAACAGACCTCGCAAAGCAATCATGGCGTGAAGGATGGGTGCGCGGGTACGAGAACGTCGAACGTGACCCCGAACCATTTCGTGATGACCTCCCGCCTGATGTCATAGCTGACATGCTCGATCGCAAATGGCGAGAGTCCGATCCTGTTGCTTTTCCCGAGGCACTCAGACGCGTGGTTCCTGAGACGCTGACCATCGATGAGCTCCACGATCGACAGGTTCGTATGATGGTCGAGGCCAGCGCGAAAGAGCGGTAATGATGGTGCGTGGGTAATTCAGCATTGCGACGTGCAGAGCTCGATTTCGAACGCATCATGAAGGCATACAAGCGCTTTGGTGAAGAGCTCGCCTATTTTCAAGAATGTGCTCTTCGGATTCCTGAACGTCTTTTGGAACCACATGATGGTTCGCCAAGACTCAGACCACACACCATCGAAGGATGGTGGCAAGTTTGGAGCGGCGGCATATGCATCGCTCTTCTTAAACCTGAGGATGTGGCTCCTTTGAAAGAGTGATGATGATGTGCTGGCAAAGATCTCGGGATGTTCCCATGCGAAGAATGAAACTTCGAACCATCAAGAAGCAGACGAGCAGATACATGGATGACCGTGCGAAAGAGCGTCGTCGCGAGCGTGATCACCATGCACGTATCTACGTGCTCGCGATGATGCGTGCTGTCTACACGATGCTCCATGAAAGCAGTCAAAACGGACCAGCGGGGATGCCAAGCATGGTGCTGGCCGGGGGACTTGATGAAGACGGATGATTGGGTTCTCCATCGGCCAACAAGCACCATCGACCAAGTCAAAGAGATTTGGTCGGGCGACTATGTCAATCCACAAGGACAACGCATCGAAGACAAGATCGTCGTTGAGCTCGCGAGTGGAGATGCCTTCATCGATACGGGGGAAGAATTCGCGATCCTCACGGGCGATGAGCTCGGGTTCGTGTTGGCGGCCAGACGAGTGATTGAACGAGTGCGTGCGATTCTTGTGAGTCAGGCGGCAACGATTCCTTTGCAAGAGGCGCGCATTGACGTCTTTCTCACCTCAGAATTCCACCGAATTGCACGCAGGAAAGTTTAGACAGATCGATCTGTCTAAACTCAGAAACTCATGAATTTGTTAGGGATAGAGCTACAAAAAGCGGGGATTTCCCTGAGGCCAGCGCAGCCGTGGTGAGTGACTTCGATGCTGCGATCGTTCACAACGCGGTCTTCCAAATGACCACGATGTACGGGAACCTTCTCGCGCAGCAACGACGCCATATCGATTTGCTCATCCAGCAAAACAAATCCCTCGTTCAACAACTCCAAGAATTGCAAAAGCGTCTGGATGAGCGGCAAGAACCGGGGCGGGATGCGCAACCATGACCGAAGAGCAATCAGTGATCAGTACAGAGGACGGCGCGGTTACGACGATCGTGCACCTCAGTGATGACGAAGCAACAGTGCTCGCCAAAGAAGTGCTCGCTGACAAGGCGCGTGGCTACTATCCAGCGGCCGTCGCGCTTGCCAAGGTTGTTCTTGGCCAACGTGCGCGCATTCGTGTGGCTAGCATTCTTCATCAATCGCTCAAAGAGACACAAGCACGCTGCACTGAGCTCATCGATGAAGCGCGAGCTCTCAAGCGCGAGCTTGTTGGTGCTCGTCTTTGGATGAATCGATTCGCACGTGAAACCGAAGAGCATGCACGCACGCAATTAACACTCGCGTCTGTTCGGCAGGACCGTGATCAAGCTCTTGCTGATCTTGTGATGCTTCGCGAACGTGCGAGAGATGTTGTGCACCAATGGGATGGATATCAATCACTGTTTGATGTTGGTACAACAGCAGTCGAAGATGCGATCAAACCCTTGCGCGAGTTGGTTCCACAATGATTCCCATCGAAGCGATCAACAACGTCAAGCACATCATCACGCACGCACACTGCCCCGATGGCGTCGCGAGCGCGATCCTTCTCAAAGACATCCTCCCTGATGCTGCACTTGCATTCATGGGCTACCAGTCAAGGGAGCTCAAAGCTCTGCCCGCTGGACCCAACATGCTCTTCTGCGACATCGTTCCTCCTGAGGATCGCGCACAAGAATTCATCGATGCTGGCGCCATCGTTCTTGACCATCACAAGGGCGTCAAAGATCTCATCGGTCGGTTCGGAGAGCGAGGAGTCTTCGCGGACGAATTCGATGATCCTGGTGTCAGCGGTGCTGTGCTCGCCTTCGAGCACGTGTGGAAACCGCTCTACGCCAATTCTTCGGGCGAACCTTGTTCGGAGGAATTCAAGGCGGAAGAGAACGCCAAGTGGTTTGCATTGCTCGTCGGCATTCGCGACACGTGGCAACGCCATCACCCAACATGGACCGCTGCCTGCAATCTCAGTGCAGCGCTTCAGTTCATGCCGTGGAACCACTGGGAGTTGAAAGAGCCCCGGTTCAATGATGCCAAGGAATGGCGGAATGCGATCAAGCTTGGGATGGGCATTCGAGAACGTCATCTCGATCGTGTGAATCACGTGGTCAAGCAAGCGCGCTTCTTCGAGTCAGCTCAGAAGACCAAGGTGTGGACGATGCCGGGTGGCTTCCACAACGAGTTTGCTACGGACGCCGCTGATGTACTTGGCGATCAAGCGGACCTCGTGGTGACGTTCGATCATCAGTGGGATGGGCACCAAGATCTCCAACTCTCCCTTCGCTCGAGAGGCGCCTTCGACTGCAAAGCCTTTTGCAAAGAGTACGGCGGTGGAGGTCACACGAACGCGGCGGGATGTACTGTTCGTGACGTGGGCGGCGGACCCTATCGATACATCCAGGATGCCATCGAGGCATTCGAAGCAAGCCAATCGCATCCTGTTAGCTCGCGCTTCGTGTCGGGGTGATCATGGCCACCAAGAAGAAACTCGGACTCAAGCCAGCTCCTCCGACAGTTTATTTGTTGCGGCGTTGTGATGGATCCGCCGCCGCAATTTATTCGGATATCAAGACGGCTAAAATGGCAAGAACGCTTATGGAAGTAACCTTCAACACGACCGTCCTCATCATCAAGTATGTAGCGGAAGATGTGATTGCGTGAGAAAGCACCTCGTTCAGCGCGCAGCCGAAGAAGCCGAGCCTATCGAGCTCGATGCTCAGACGCTTTGGCGCGAGGCGTTCGGGCCTAAGACGGCAGCGTGGCTCATCAACAAGCACCGAAGGCAGCTCCACAAATCGGGTGCGGTGGACTTCACGCTCAAAGAGTCGATCTGGAAGAGGCTCTCACAGCCTCATCAGAAGCTCTATTGGCTTGCTCTGGCCTTTGAGACCCTGGAACGACGTCCAGGGTGGTCCCTCATTCGAAAAGCCCATCGTGGGGTCATTACGTGGCGGCTCAGGTGGCATGCGTGGCTTGAGAGAGCTCGCCACAAGCCCCTCTTGCTCAAAGACATCAAGAAGGCGCAGCAGACACTTGAGAAGGCCAATCTCCCACCCACCGTGTGCTCAGGTTGCGGTGCGTCGTACTACGTGGCAACCAACAACGGATTCACCCAAGGCCCAGTCAAGATCGCGGTTTGCGAGGAGTGTCGAAAGGAAACCGGATTTTGAAGCAGCGCCGTCTACGAATCAGGACCGCAGATGTTCCCTGGCCTCTTCGTCCCAAGGGTCAAGATGTCACGCTCGAATTCGTTTATGAGGACGGCACAGTCGAACCATGCGGATTCGATGTGAGGAGTGTGAAGATCCAAGCCGAGGTCAACGGTCGTTCTCAATACGTGACGGCTTGGGTTGAGGTGATGGGTGTGGAGCTTGATCTTCAAGTGGGCGTCATCGGGAAACCAGAGAACACATGAGCAAGAAGGACGGCTATCTCACGAGGCAGGACAAGAAAGATCTTGTTCGAGCTCTGAAGAAGGCGCAAAGGCACGTCAGGTTCACGCGCATGCTCTTCAAAGCAGCCGAAGGACCGCACGACTCGCCATTCAGTGGTGAGCGCAACGTGCTCGAGAGTGTCGAGGATCACCTTGAACAGCTCTCGAAGGCGATCAAAGAGATTGTGCCGTACGTAAGCCCCATCCTGCCAAGATAGGCGCAAGGTGATTGGATCCCCACGAAGCTTGGACGTGTAGTGCGGCAAAAGTTTTCGAAGTGACGCGTATCCAACCACTCGACCACGCCATCCACATTCTCACTACGTCACTTAAGAAGTGGTTCGGGCAAGAGGCGTACTGGGTCTATTCGAGGGGTGTCGGGTTTCTTTGTGTGTTTGGTTCACAAGCAACCATTCATTTCCACGCGCTCAAGATCATCTCACCAAACGTTCTTGAGAAGCTTCAAGCGGAGCTCGTGGCTGCGGTGTACACGAATGAGCTTCTGTTATCCACGACCCACATCACTGTCACGGCGTGGCCGGTACCCAAACATCTCGATGAGCTCGCACAGCAGTTTATGAGAATGGAAAAGACGCTTCCACGACGCTTGTTTCCAGATCGTCATGAGGAAGGCTTTGATCCGACCAAAGAGACGTGTGCTTGCCATGAGTGCAGACACAGTCTTCTCGAGGTTCTCAGGGATGCGCTTCTCGAGTATGACCTTCTCACGTTGAAGACGTTCATCATGCACCCCACTTATCGTGATGATCGATTCAACATCGATCTGAGAAGGCAAGCTCACGAATGGGCCAAGCATCACGTGGGCTAATCGTGCATGATGCATCTATCTCGAATTACGGAAACGACATAAAATGGGCTCATATTCGCCAAATTGGGCGCCGCATGTTGAAGGTCAGTACGATGAACGGCAGGTCGATCCACAAACTGGTGAGGCTGAACCGCAGATGGTGAGGATGCGATGCACAATCTGTAACGCCACGCATCAAGTGAGCTGTCCAACAGGTGCGGTCAGACAATGGATCCTCAGATTCGCGACAGTGCACACGCATCGTGACGGCTTCTCACCGATCCCGAAGCGGCAATGATTCGGACATGCCGATCTACACATTGCCAACAGGCGAACGGATCTTCTTCAGTGGCACGCAGGAGGAGATGGAGGCGCAACAGAAGATCATCCAACACCGATTCAACTTCACGCGTGCCTACGCATTGCTCAAAGGCTGGCCGACTGATGTGAGACAGCTTTCGATTGATCAGATTCTCGAGATTCAAGCGTGTGCGGGTTGGAAGAATCCAGGATGGAAAGCGCCATGACGGATCAAGAAGCCATCGCAATGTACCAAGAGCTCAAGGATCACGCGGAAGGCATGCTCGAGAAGCTCACTGAGATTGCGAACAGCAACCACCAACCAGACGTCGGACTCGCAATGCACTCGGCGGCCATCTCGATGTTCACCACGTCCATAAACGCGTTTGTCTACTTGCACGATGTAGAGCTCAGAGCGGGGCACGATGTTAGTGAGTGGCCATCGAATCTCGAAGGTCTCCAACGAAAGCTCGCTGCTCTTTGGGATGCATCGATGAAGAGCGGGAGACTCGACTCATGAGCACCGAAGGAATGAAGCACGACCAAGATAAGCTCCGCTATGATTTGATCGGAGAGCATGCACAACGAGAGCTCGTCGCAGTCCTCACGTATGGCGCGATCAAGTACGAAGCAGGCAACTGGCGCACAGTTTCCGATGCTCAAGAACGTTACTACGGAGCTCTCCTCAGGCATCTCTCGGCCTATCGGATACAACAACAGTCGTCGTTAGATGGTGCTGATTCAGTGGATGAAGAATCGGGTCTCTCACATCTTGCCCATGCGCTGTGTTGTCTTCATTTTTTGCTGCAGATTGAATCGTTCCAGAACAAGGATGCGTTTGACGAACGATTCGAGAATGCGATGAAGAAGGCGCACGAGCTCAGGGCGGCAAGGATGGAGAAGGAGGCTGCCAAATGATGCACAAGATTCAGATCCTCGATCATGGATACATCTCGCTCGTGGATCGATGGGGTTCAGACGAGAGCATCATTGAAGCGGCGCGTATGAGCACACAGAAGGGGTTTGAGGGTTGGGGTCCGAAAACAGAGAATGTGGCAGGACCACAAGGGCGCATGGTCACGCAACAGGTTGCAGGTGATGAGAAGCTCCTCGCGTATCTTTGGAAGAACAAACATGAGACGCCTTTCGAAATGGCGGGCGTCACCATCGAAGTGCAAGCACCCATCTTCGTGTTCCGTGAGTGGCATCGTCACAGAGTCCCATTTGGGTACAACGAGGCGAGTGCTCGCTACGCGCCACTTCCCGATCTGAACTACATCCCGACAATCGAGCGGTTGATGCTTGAAGGTGCTCGCCTCAACAAACAACAAGCATCGGTCTATGGATCGAATGTCATTACGGAAGAAGGCGCGCAAGATTTCCGCGATGCGTTGCAGTCGACGTACGAAGAATGTGAAGACCTCTACAAAGATGCGCTCGACAATGGCATCCCAAAGGAGCTCGCGCGATGCATTCTTCCCGTTGGTCGCTACTCGAAGATGCGCGCGACAGGAAACCTTCGCGGGTGGCTCGGCTTCCTCAAGCTTCGGATGGACAAGCACGCGCAATGGGAAATCAGGCAGTACGCGAACGCACTCCACGGCATCTTGAGTGAGCTCCACCCACGGACGATGAAGCTCTTCGACGAAACGATCGATCCCTAGTAGGCTCGCCCCATGTCATCCGGTGGCCGCTCGCTCGTTTACAACAACCTTGAACGCGCAATCTCGACTGACCTCAATCGAGCGCAGAGTTTCCAACAGCGATCGATTTCAGAGGCGCTCTTTCGTCTCTTCGCGGTGAAGCAGGGAGGCGATATTGATCCGTCTCTCAGCTTCCTTCCCGCGCCAGATGGACTTCCAACCTCAATGGAGATCTTCGGCGGTCTTCTGGTGAAACCTCAAACGGGTTCATTCGAGATTCAGATCGATCCTGGCGTGGCGTGCTTCCTTCATAGTGATGGATCGACGGACTCGAGCAACTACAAGCTCGTTCGTGAGGTCACGGGTGTTGGTGCTGGCGTGCTGGTCATCACACCCAACGTCTCTGGATCGATTCGCATCGATGTCATCGAGTGCCGAGTGAATCCTGTTCCAACGACAGTCACGGATTCGCGCGACATCTACAACACCATCACTGAGCTCTTCACGCCTGCTGTTGTGACGAAGGAGAGCGAAGATCGATTCGAGTTTCGTGTGCGCGCGGGTGTTGGTGGTGCGGGCTATCCTGCAGCGGTCGTTGGCTGGACACAGCTATGTGTTGCGAGTGTCCCTAATGCAGCCGCGAGCAACAATGACATCACATTTTGGGATGTTCGGCCGCTTGCTGAGGATCGCGTTCACGCGCTTCGCAATGAAGCACCGGGATTCAGCACGCCGTATCTCGACAGTCTCGAAGCGTCGGGTGTTCGTGTTTCAGCCACGAGCTTTCTCATCACGGGATGGTTTCGAGCTCAAATCAACGGGCGCATTTTGGGTGGCAAGTTTCGACGTGGCAACACGGGCACGGGCGTCGACAATTCGGAAATCGACATCGCGAGTGGTGGAACGAATCAGTCAACAGCCATCACTGAAGCGTTGACCGGAAACGTGTTCGTTTACGTGTGCGTTCCGAAGGGACTTCCGCGTTGGTCGATGTACGCGGCTCATCCAAGTGCTCGCCTTCCAAGTCGTGGCCTCAAAGGAATGCTCGTCGTCTCGTATCAAGAGCCTGATGTGTTCGGAGCTCCACTGGCGCCCATCGCCATTCCAACAGCGGCGGGACTTGGAGGAACCGTCCTCACGGAAGAAGCCGTTTGCGTTGCGGTGATGATTCCTTCGAGCGGAACCACCTGGAATCACTTCTTTGCGGCGCACAAGAAGATCGTGTTCGGTGATTTGTCTGCGACGCTCGACGCAACGACCGCAGGAGTCGGCAACGCACGCTGGGACTATCCAACGACATTGCTTCCGGCGAACGTCAACTCTGCGCTGATTCAAATTGAAGTTTTGGGAGCGACGATTGGGGCGACGACCACCACAGTGATCGACCATCGGTTTATTTCGTACGCCAACGTCGCAGAAACAGGTCCCTATGCTGGCCCAAGAGTGACTGGCGGGTTGCTAGCGAACAGCTCGGGTGCGCCTGTCACACTTGGAGCGACGTACAGAGTCACCGATTGGATTCCGTTCTCGTTTCCCTATCCTGCGAGCGTTGTTACGCGGCGGCTTCGATGGCAGGTTGGTGATTCGCCCATTCACGGCGTGGGTATCACCGCGTACAGCGCGACGTTGGCGAACTATCAGGCGTGGGTGCAAGGAATCGAGCTCTGACTCTTGAAGCCTTCGTGATTCGCGGCCACACTCGTGAATTGTGAATCAGGGGACACAAGAAGGCATCTCGAGGGCACAACAGCTCAGGACGTGGGCTCGGGCAACGGTTCAGAACTATCGTCCTGATCCCACGCTCACTCTCTCACCTGGTGACAAACCAGGCATCGTCAGGCATCCGTTCAAGCTTGCCGATCGCAATGAGTACCTGAGGCAGATCAGAGGCTCAGGCATCTTCAAACGCGCCGAAGAAGCAGCCATCCAAGACGTAAAGCTCTCGGAGCTCTATGGGCTTCAACGGCACGTCAACGCTGAACGGTTACAGGCGCACTACGACAATCCTGGACTCATTCCGATGGGGACTCGTGCGCCTGGTCACGGTGGGCTTGTGGACGTGCCCACGATTGTTCGTGTCGGAGGACGCTTGTTTGCGCATGATGGACATCACCGCGCTACCGCCGCACATCTTCGAGGCCAGCCTTCAATTCGAGCTCGCGTGGTGGATCTTGATGCAGCGGGCTGGAAAGTTCCCGATCAACCAATGAATGGCGGTAATAACGGCACATGAGCTCGTGGAAACGATGGTCTCTCATCTTCGTTGGAAGTTGCATCGAAGCAGCGATGCTTGGCTACCTCGCTCGTGCGATCGGCGTGACGTGGATCTTGGCACTTCTCGTTGTGGGATGGGGGATCTCCAATTGGATTCGCAGCATGCGGCAAGACGACGAGCGAAAGAAGCAATCGGCCTTCGATCCCAAGATGAAATTCGTCATCAATCACGTGATGAAAACGACCGACCCTGACGAAATCTCCCGCATGTTTCAGGAAGACATGCAACGAGCGCGGCAACGATTCGAGCAATGACCTGGGCTAAGCTCCGCGCACCACATGCTCGACATCGAAGAGATTGCGGCGATGTTTAAGCCGCTCATTGTTCCCACGTACGAATGCCTCGGGCATCTTGGGAACAGGCATGCGAACGCCATTACCAAAGCAGTCGGGCCCAAGGTTTTCGAGAAGACGCGTCGCGAAGGACGAGACTTCGAAGCAAAGAAGCTCACCGATGCGACCTATCGCACGCGGCATCATGCTCGAGAGCTCGAACGCCATCACGAATACAGAGCACGCGAAGATGTGAAAGCTCGCGAACGCATACGAAGTTCTCTGCGAGCGGCGGCAAAGAAGGAAGAGCGGAGGCTTCAACGTGACCAGACGACTTCTTGCGACCAAAGGAATCGAAATCACGACCCCAATACTCATTCACGGGGACAACATCCGAGCGATGACGCGAATGCTCAAAGAGGGAACGCGAGCTCAGCTCGTTTACCTCGATCCGCCGTTCATGAGTCAGAAGAAGTATGTGATGGAGGACGGGTCACTCGCGTTTGATGATCGTTGGCTCGATCGTGGACATTACCTCGATCACTTGACCCAACGGGTACGGCTCATTTGGGAGCTCCTCTCGCACGATGGCTCGATGGTCATCCACTGCGATCCGAAGATGAGCCACTACATCAAGTGCTTTTGCGATGAGATCTTTGGTGAGGACCATTTCGCGAGCGAGATCATTTGGCGCTACCGCCGATGGCCCACGAAGACGCCCAACTTCCAACGTGTGCATGATGTGCTTCTCAGGTATCGCAAGGACATCACCACGCCACCTCGATTCGTTCAGTTCTATGAACCACTCGCGCCATCCACACTCGAGCAATGGGGAACGACGAAGCAGCAAGCGCTCTTTGATGAGCACGGTCACCGCACCAAGAGCTCCAAGACGAGCGAACCCTCGAAAGGTGTTCCGTTGGGTGACGTTTGGGACATCGGTGTGATAGCTCCGGTTTCAACAGAGCGATCGGGATTCCCAACACAGAAGCCGCTCAAACTTCTCAGACAACTCATCGGGACGCTCACGTATGAAGGTGACACGGTGCTTGATCCTTACTGTGGATCTGGAACCACACTTGTGGCGGCAAAGAGCATGGGAAGGCGAGCGATTGGAATCGACTCGAGCAAGCTTGCCATCAAGATTTCTGAAATGCGTCTCGAGAATACGGAGGCGTTCATTGCTTGATGAATTACACATCGCCAATCACATCTTAAAGGTCTGCCAACAGTGCGGTGGAACGGGCGAGTACGTGACTTTTGGCGGCATGACCCATTGCGTGAATTGCGTGAAGCAATCCGGCATCGTGCTTGTCATCAATCCATTCCGTGAAATCCTCGCGGTTTCGAATCGCAACTACGGCGGGTACTGCATTCCGGGTGGCAAAGTCGAAGTGGGTGAGTCACCACGGCAAGCCGCTGCACGCGAGCTCCGCGAAGAGACCGGACTCGACGTTATCGAGCTTGTATGGATGTTTCGAGGCTATTCAGCGAGCGAGAGTGGACGTGAGGTTCACTGTTTCTTTGGATCGGTACTTCGTGGCGAGGTGCGACAAGTCGAAAAGGGAACGGAGATCTCTTGGATGACACTTGAGGAGCTCCAAAAGACAGAGCCATTTGGCGTTTTCTACAGACATCATTTTCCGGATGGCATCGGTCATCTTCGGGAGTCAATCCGATGAAACGTGGATCAAGCGGACGAGAAAACCCGAGCTATGTTGAATTCCTCAAAAGCCACGGCGGCTATGCTCCGGAAATGTTGCAGCGAGTCGCACAAGAATCGAATCGATCAGCGTGGGTACGATGGCGAAACACGCGATGTTTCAAACCGAAATGTCGCCGTCCAGCCACGACAGACGGTGTGTGTGATTTTCATGAAGAGGAAATGCATCGATGAGTCTCACGCTTCTCCGAACGGCACTTCAAGTTAGCGTGCCTCTCTACATGGCGAGGCTTGCTCAAGAGCCGTGGTCGCGCATTCTTGTGCGGGCTCGAGAGTGTGCTCAAGTCGTGGCTGAGAAGGGCGACATCATCCTGTTTCGATCAAAGAAGCCTGGTCAAACGGCCGTTGTGTTCAACCATCTCGCGGAAGGCATCGCGTGCCTTGCTTTTGCACCTGGCGGAGTGAAGATCTTCGAGCTCCACTTCCAAGCGCAGCATCCTGAAGATGGACTTCCAACGTCTGAAGAGCTCGCATGGTTCACGAAGGAATTTGAGCGGAGCATCCACGGAATCACATGACCGAAAAAGGCTACTTCCCCGATCGATCGCTCTTGGCGTTCAACAAGCGAGAGACCATCGCGCATGATGATCCCACGTCGTACAGCACGAAGGTCGGTTTCGAACGTTGGGAGAAGTACCGCCAAGAACAGCTCGCGAAGATGACGCGCGAATCGGGTAATGCCGGATGCAACTTCTCGAGATGTCGCGCACTCTGGCCGGACTTCGAGATAGAACGCACCGAAGGATTGGATTTCGTGACGTTCAATGCGACGTGGACGAAAGAGAAGTACGAACGCATCAATGGACGATGGGAAGCGATAAAGATCCCCTATCAACTCGCGCACACCATTCGTAAGGGCGAAGACGAATCCGATGGGCGTCGAACGCTGATCAAGGAATGCCTGAAAGCCGTGGTAGGCTCGCCGAATGGCGATCGACGAAGCACCGGATAGCGAAACAGAGCAAGCCGAACACCCATCTCCGGACAGCTCCGCGCCCAAGAAGAAACGCGGTCTCGGACACATCGCAGATCCGCCAGACGATCGCGATTATCGCGCGACGTCGCTCTTCGGAGCTCCACGAAATCTCTCGGGTGAAGCTTCACTCGAGCAGTGGGTGCACACGATTTGCGATCAACTCGATTCGTCGTCGTGCGTAGCCAACGCGGTTGCGAATGCCATTGACATCAGGCTTCGCAAGATGGGGCTCATCGCTCCATTTCCAAGTCGACTGGCGATCTATGCGATGGCGCGTGTCTTTGGTCGCTTCTCAGAGAAGGATCCCCTCACGGATGGTGGCTCGATGCCACGTCTCGCGTTCAAGACGCTTCGCGACATTGGTGTGATCGATGAGGCCAAGTGGCCCTTTGATCTCAAAATGGTCAACAAGGAGCTCCCTTGGGATGTGCTCCAACAAGCGAGCGCGTTTCGATTGAGCTCGTGGTGGCGCATTGTTCCAAGCGGACTCGCGCGAACCGTAGAGATGGCGCACGCAATCGATCAAGGCTACCCCGTGCCATTCGCCACGCTCGTGGATGGCACGTTCATGGGTTGGGAGCCCAGCGAAGAGAATCACAACTGTCTCGATCCGATGCCGTTCTACGACGCGAGCAAGGCTGTTGGCGGACACATGCTTCTGGCGATCGGGTACACCACGCTTCCGGATGGTCGTCGTCGATTCAAGATCCTTAACTCGTGGGGTCCTGGATGGGGCAACAACGGTTACTTCTTCGCGGACGAAGAATGGCTCGCGCAAGACGTCGTGAGTGACTGTTACGTCGTTCAAGTCGGCGCGGTGTGATAGCAATCGTTTGAGACGAATCCGAAGGAGCTCAAATGGCCGATCCGTTGAAGCAGTGGGCAAACGCGAAGCTTGGCAAGAAGCCACCTGGAAAGGGGTTCCCTCCCAAGGCTGGCGGACCACCCGCGCCAGGCGGAGCTCCTCCACCAGGTGGGCCACCCAAGCCACCCATGGGCGCTGCACCACCAGGCGGAGCTCCTCCATCTCATCCCGCTGCTCTTCCACCGGGCGCTCCTCCCGCTCCTCCCGCTCCGCATCCACCGCCAACAGCCGCACCCGTAGCGCCGCCAGACATTCGAGTCGCACAGCTCACGTGGCTCACACCCGAACAGCAAGCCGAGCTCCAAGGCAATGCGCCTGATCCGCCACCCACGTGGATCGATCCCATGAAGTGGGAACAGGCCAAGGTGCAGATCGGCCAAGCCTGGCAAACGTTGCCTGAGCCGCGTGCGGTCGCGACGTTCTTCGTCCATCAAGCCGAACAAACAGCGAAAGCAGCGATGCCACCTGGAATGCCTCCTGCTGGCGCTCCACCAGCCCCTGGCGCTCCACCCGCAGGAGGCGCTCCACCTCCGCCCCATCCCGGTCCCCCGAGGTTCTAATGGCATCCTCAAGCCGTTTAGACAGATCGATCTGTCTAAACTCACAACTCTTCGTTTTCATAGCGATAATCATCGCTGGATGCGCGGGATGTCCCGGAAACAGTCCCGATCCACAACCTCCCGTCGTTCAACCTTCGGACGATGGGGGCTTTCCCATCGTCACGCAGGACGCGTCAGACGGTGAAGACCCAACGGTTGGACAGGCCAAGTTTCCGGATTGTGTGAGGGCATGCGCCAAGCTCAAAGCGGCGCCATGTCCCGAAGCCAACACGCCAACAGGTGGGAAGACTTGCTATGCGCTATGTCGCGATGCTGAGAATTCCGGCAAGTACACGCTCAAACCAGCATGCATCGCAGCCGCTGCAGGGATCGCGGAAATCCGCGCATGTGGCACAGTGAGATGTGTATCCAATGCCAAGTGACATCAAGAAGTGGGCGGCATACAGAGCAGGGGGCGAGATGCCCGGTGAAGCCGCGCACAAGGAGCTCCACTCGCGGTATGTCGATGCGCACGCAGCGCACACTGCAGCTCCAACAGACGCGACCAAGAAAAAACTCGAACAGGCAGAGAGCGCGCTCAAGGCATCGGGGTTGAAGCGGAAGAAATTCATGGAGGCGGCGGGCGTCGACAAAGACGACTGACCTCATGCCGTACAAATCAAAGGCACAAGCCGCCGCAATGCACGCCAAAGCAGACGCGGGTGAGATCCCTCAAGATGTCATCGATGAATTCGATGAGGCATCGAAGGGAAAGAAGCTTCCTGAGAAGGTGAAGCCCATAAAACAGTGGGCGAAAGCCAAACATGGCAAATGAACGTGAAAACATTGTTTGTTATTTGCGGCATTGCGCAACGATGCAAATTGGAACCGTCCTCTCATCAGAATCACGTGAGATTGTTGGTTGGTGCGCATCGTGGATAGAGAATCGTCTCGATGAGAAGTGGGCTCGTGATGTGGCGGCAATGACCGAGCATGGGAACGAAGAACAATCCAGGCTCGTTTGACTGTTACGCCAACGCTGCTCCTGATGAGCCGATGTTCGTGCTCCTCGCTCGTGATCGACACGCACCTCTTCTCGTGAGGGAGTGGGCCAACATTCGTGAAGAGCAGAAAGAGAATCCTGCCAAGGTCGCGGAAGCTCGAAAGTGCGCTGGCGACATGGAGGATTGGGTTGAGCGAAACCGACCCAATGAACGACCGCGCAATGGTGAGCCGGGATGGCTTCACGAGCTCAAAGAGCTACGTGCATGGAAACGTCATGTCATCGATGTTGCGGTGCAGATCGCTGAACGTGCACAGCCTTTGGCGTTTGCTCTTGGTAGTGATGGAACGGTCGGATCTGCATTGATTGAGGCTTCGGAATTTCGAGAGCTTCAAAACAAGTACGGCATTGCATGTGGCGCAATCGCTGCGTTGAAGACCGAAGTGGAGATGTGGAAGCATCTGACGCGGAATCCCCGGTAATGCGAAGACTCGTCGGAGCCCGATGCCGCGTTCAAGTCACCGAAGATGATCTTCGGTTGTGCAACATTCCAACGAGTTTCCAAGACACGACGTACAAGATTCCCGTGTGCGCCGGATGCCAAATGAAAGACTTTGCGCTCACGTGCCTTCAAAGTGAGGGACTTTCGGTGGGACTTCATCCAAAGACGCGATACGAGAGAATCGGCAAGTCGTGAGAAAACTCCGAACAGAAGTGGTGGTCGGTCTTGATCTCTCGCTCCGCGCAGCCGCCGTGTGCGCCATTCCTATTGGATGGGGGCAAGATCTCACCAAGGTTGTCACAGCGGTCTTCGGAGCATCGCTCACGCAAGATGCAACAACACGTGATCGACTCGAGCGCTTGATTCAGATCGCGCATGACATCGAGCTCTTTTGCATCCACCACAAGGCAACGCATGTGGCGACCGAGGCTTATGCGTTCGCAGCGCGTTCATCGTCAGCACACGCGCTCGCAGAGCTCGGAGGAGTGGTCAAGACCAGGCTCCTCGATCACCTCGATATCGTCACTGAGAGCATTGTGGCGAGCCAAGCACGAAAAACGCTTCTCCAAAAACTCCCACGCAAGAAAGTGAAGGAGTACACCCTTCGCAATGTGAGGCGTCTTGGCGGCGTCACCAAGACATGGACGGATGACGAGATTGACGCGATGGTGATCGCAAATCATTTGCTCATGACGTGCGGCGGTGTAGCGATGACGTTTGAAGGAGAATGAGCAATGGCGAGCAAACGACGCAAGTTTGATCCGGTCACGGAATCGACATGGGAGCGTTTGAGGAGTGCTGGACATGCACCCATCGCCGGCAAGCCTCACGGTGCAGAACGCATGGACCAGAATCCAGCGTTTATGGGACGTGAAGTCAACACTGTTCCTGCCCCGAGTGCAGTCATGGTGCCGATGAAGCTCGCGCCCGATCAGATCTCATCTGAAGCATCATCCTTCGACGGGATTTGTATTGTGCTTCGAATCGACCTCACACTTCCACTTCAAGCCGATCCATCTCAACTTGGAAAGATGGTCTCGGAAGTGGTTCGAATGGTGAGTGCAATAGGCGATGTACTCCGCATTGCCGTCGACCCTGATGGCATCGACATCGAGATTGATCCGGACGACGTCACGATGAAGGATCTTGCACGCAAACGAAACGCTATCCGAGCTCGCCTCCAAGTGATGCTCGCGGCCTAATCGTCATCCTCACCAAGCGGCACGCGTGGATGAACAATGGGTTGGTCAACAACCTTCACGGACGGCACGGGTTCCGTGTCCGCTTGTGGATCGACACTTGGTTTCGTCAGATCACGAGGCCAATAGAGGACGTCTGGATCAAGGTGCTCTGCAAGCACGATTGCCGCATTCTGAAAGAGCAACTTGTTGGCTCGGTTGCGTGGTCGAAGTCCACTGATGGTCTTCTCTTCGGGCATGAAGCATTCGATCGCAGACGTCTCGAAGTCCATCACGCGTAACGCTGCTTCGAGGTTTGGAAACTTGAACGCCGGGCCACATGCCCATGAAAGGGAGTGCGCACCAAGCTGGGCATCTGCTGGCCATGCTTCGAATCCGAGCTCGTTCCCATTATTCGACGCAGAGAATCGATGCGCGAGGTAGGCATCGTTTTGCGCGAGCTTGCCCAAGAGAAGCTGTTCGAGGTCCAAAGGCTCGAGATGAAGCTTGACCACTTTTGCGGCGGCTCGATAGCCCAGACGCGCGAAGTCCGGCCCGTTCTTCACTGCATTCCAATCCGTGATGATCTCTTCGCGCGTTGCCAACGATCCATCAGCTCGTTTGAGCGGAAGGTGAAGTGCGAGAGCTAACGGATCAACGAGAGCGCCAACGCCGATGCTCACAAGATTTTTGACGTCCACGTAGAGATGCGGGACTTCTCCTTCCATGGGCGCGTTAAATCGATAGAAAGCATCTCGAACGGCATCTCTCATGATGCTGGAAGCCTAGCGTGATAATGCTCTTGGCGTGCAGACCAGAAGGACCTTCTTGCTAGCCGCCTTCGACCGACTAGTGCCCTCACTTCTGGTCTGCGCTCTAAACATCGGAATCATTTATGGCTGTTACAGAAGCAATGGTTCTTGCGGCTTTGTTGAAGCTCGAACCACACGCATTGCATCGCTCGACATTTGAACGAACAGCTAAGGCCATCGCCGATGCATCCAACGCATCACCACTCTTTGGCGGTGATCATGGAGCTGAGAAGACTGCTGACTTGATCGCATCGGTCGCTGACTTCGAGTCGGGTCTCATTCCAGATGCGGAAGGTGATTGCATCGCAAATGGAAAGCTCGTGCCCTCAAAGGTTGGTGTGTGCCCAACAGGATCCAAGCCCCATTCGTTTTGCGCGTTGCAAGTGAACGAATCCAACTTCAAAGAGCTCGGCATCACACGTGAGTCAGTACAGACAGACATCGATGTGTGTATTCGATCTGGACTTCGCCTCATGCACATCTCGTTTGCCGTTTGCCGAGCTCGCCCTCTTGAAGAACGACTCGCGCATTACGCTGGTGGTGGTGAAGGATGCCCGACCAATGAGGATGCCACGAAGAAGTCACGACACCGCGTGCTGAAAGCCCTTTGGCTGTTCAAGCAAATCACATCGCCGTGATAGTGTGCCCACATGGGCACTCCTCAAGTCGTTGTGTGGGACCCAGAAGACATCTTCTGGGAAGGTTCAGTCGTCGATCAACAGCAGGCGCAATCGCTCAAAGCGAGAGGTGTTTGCCTTCTCCCGTGCCAACCGTCGCTCTTCAGGCGATCGGGCATTGGTGGATACATGCGTCGTGGGTGGGGTGCGGGCTGGCCGCTCGAGACCTCTCACCCAAGTCTCTTCTGTCCGCTCACCATTTGGGCAGGACCGGCAAACCGCATCATTAATTGGATGGCGCGTGTGCTTCCTCCACCATCCCAGCTTCCAAGAGCTCGAGAACAAGGACTTGACCTTGTGGGGATGATTCGTCTTGCGAACGATTCATCGCAAGCGACAACGCACCAAGCCGCGCTATCCCCCGGAGCTCCCTTCACCGATGCTCGTCAGCTCGGACGAGTCGACAAGCACGATGGGTGGACGATTGGCGGCACAGCCAACATTCATCCGGTACAAGATGGACACTATGGCTTCGCGCTCTTCGGTTCGTGCCCTGGACTCCGCGTTGCTTGGGCGGCCATCTCAGTGTTGGAGACAATGCAATGAAGTTCAGCAAAGTATTTCTTCGACGAAAAGGCGGGGCGGGAGCTGTTCCCGTTATCGGCAACGATGGATCAGCGGGTGCTGCGAATCCGCCCACGGAACCACCTGGCGGGCGTGACAACGCGCTTTCGATCAAGCCCTACTCAAACTCGGGGTGGCCATCGCATCGCATCGCTGTCTCGTACGCATCAACATCAGGTGCAGTGGGCACGGACCTCCCGTGCGAAGCGTGGTTCTTCGATCATGCGGCGGGCAAGTGGTATCTCCTTGAAGCTTCGAAGACGCTCAAGCTCAATCAGGTGACCTTCTTCGATGCCATCAGTTTGATCGATCAAGCACCGACACAAGCATCACTCCAAGAGCCGTCGAGTGGAGCCATCGAGGTCTTCATCAAGATCCAAGACAACGCGACGCCCAATGGTGAGTACATCTTTGGGATCGGTGCAGATCTGACCACGCTCGCGGTGTGACATGCTTCGCATGTGGTTTGGATCGAAGCTCATCGCCCTTGGAGAGTGGCTTTTGGATTTTAGACAGATCGATCTGTCTAAAGTTCAGAAGTCCTCGGATTCAGAGGACAATCAACCTCTTCCAACGGTGAAATTGAGCCCTGAAGCGCAACGCATGGTGAACGAGATTCGAAACTCGCCACCAACTCCACCACCACCACGAGAAGCGTTTCCAGCAGGCAGCGCATACGCACGGATCGAAGAAGCACGTCGGCGTCGAGGCGGCTTCTAATCCGTGATAGCGAGAAGAAGTGGCTCGCTACATCCTCGCCAATCGAATTCCATTCGAAGGCGTCGAGCTCAAAGCAGGACGTGAAGTCACCGACGATGTTACCGCGGAGCGAATGCGCCAAGCGGGCGGCGTACTCATTCCGCTTCCTAATCCGATAGTCGAAGCGCGCGCAAAGATCGCGCTCAAGCAATCCGCACACGGACGTCGTGAGGCGGAGATTGACATCATCGTCGCGGCCATCGCCGAATTCATGGCGACGTCGGTTAGCGGCGTTCTGATCATCTCAGCGAATTGTCTGGTCACGGATGTCGTGAACGATTGGGTATATGTCACTGGCCCTGCGGTCGCTGGGCTCGCGCAAGTGGCGAAGGTGGACGTCGCCAGCTCGGCAAAAATGCCGGCGATTGGAATCATCATCAGCAAGTCGGATCCAATCACGTGCTCTGTGATGCTCTGGGGTATCGTCGTGCCTGGACTCGCCCTCACCCCGCAGAAAGTTTATTTTCTTGATACGACGAGTCAGATCATGCCAAGTGTTCCGGCAACGCGACCGATCTTCCTTCAATCCGTAGGCCAGGCTCTCGACGACACTCGGTTTCTTGTGAAACCATCGATCACGTACACTAAGCTCACTCCCTGATCCCCATGGTCGCCAAGAAGAAGATCGCCAAAGCGAATGGAACCGCGAAGGTTTCAGAGAGCACGACAGACGAAGACGGGTTTCTTTGTTTGAAGGGCGATCAGCTTTGGAAGTGGCGTGCTCTTGAAGCAGAGCATCGGGCGGCGAATGTGGAGCTCAGTATGGTGAGCCAACGCATCCAAATGGAAATCGCCAAACATCCCGAGCTCCCGACACTCCTTGCCAAGCAAAAGGAGATGTTGAGCACCATTTCCATATCCCATGCGGAGCTCGTAAACGTCCAAGCTGAGATTGAGAAGGCGTTCGGCGTTTCGCTCAAAGAATGCGCTTTCGACGATAAGACGGGAAGGCTCTACAATCTGACGGCGGATGGCCAACGGACTGCCGTGAAGCCAAGTAAGAAACGAAGGAGAGTCGGTCATGGCATTGCGTAAGTTCATCTTCCAAAATCAGACCGAAGGCTTCTTCGAGGAATTCACGAGTGGTGGCGCTGACTCGCTCGACATGGGAACGAGCAAGATCGTCAACATGGCGGACCCAACAGCCGCACAAGATGCCGCAACCAAGTTCTACGTCGACAGTGTTGCGACAGGCTTGGACATCAAACAATCGGTGCGCGTCAAAACGGCGGGCAGCTACGCGACGTGGACGGCTGCGGGTGGAGGCGTTGGAAAGACGCTCACGAGCCCCACAACAGCAGTTACCAACAACGACTTTGACACCAGCGTCACGGTCGCAGTGGGCAACCGTGTGCTTGTTACTGGGCATGGCGGTACGGACACCACGCCTGATCTCTCGAACGGCATCTACACTGTCACTCAGCTTGCGGACGGCGCTGCACTCTCAACGATTCTCACACGCGCAACCGACGCCGATCAAAACGCCGAAGTCACGGCGGGCATGTTCACTTTCGTGACTGAAGGAACAACATCCGCAGATACCGGATGGGTGCTCGTCACCAACGATCCTATCGTCGTCGATACGACGGCTCTTCAATTCACGCAGTTCACGACGCAAACCAACTTCACGTTCGATCAAGGCCTTCTCAACACGGCCAACTCGATTACTGTGGAGCTCGATACTGCAGCGGCTGCACAGACAGCAGGTGCCGCAGGAGGTTCGTCGGGTCTTGAATTCGATGTCAACACGGCGGCGGGTAAACTTCGAGCGGCCGTCGATGCAACAGGTGGTTTGCAGCGCAGCGCAACGGGACTCGCGATTCTCAATGACCCACTTGCCAACACAGCGGGCAACAACCCATCGCTTTCATCGGCGGCTGCAGGTGAGAAGGTCATTCGAGCTCCGAAGACGGAAGAGAACTACATCGCCAATGAGGCGATCACGGTGGGAAGCCCTGTAGCGTGGGCTGCGGGTGTCAACGACAAGCTTGCCAAAGGTCGCGCGGACTCCGATGCAAAATCACGCATCGTCGGCATTGCGCGAACAGCGGCTGCGGCACTCAACGATACACTCGCCATTGTGTCTGAGGGCGTGGCAACCGGCGTTATCGCAGCGGCTACTGCAGGTGACCCCTTCTACTTGCAGGACACGGGCGGCGTAGGAACGTTCGCCGCCATTACCGCAAACAAGCGAGTCATCCGCATTGGGTTTGCGAAGAATGCGACGGATCTTTTCGTGGACATTGCCGATTTGGGCAAAAAAGCGGCGTAGCAGGCTGAATTCATGGCTGTTGGTCCGGATCGCGTCCAAGTCCTCAAGCGAGAGTCTGCGGCTCTTGGAGGCGATCCTGCGGATGATGTCGACTATCTCGAGCCCATTGCAGCGCAAACAGATGCAATCGAGACGGCGGGCGTGTATCTGCAGGATGGTTCGAATCGAGATGAGAACGTCTGGATCGAACGCAATGGGCAAGACATGCGCTTCAGAGATCAGAAGGTCACCACGCCGGTCACGCTCGTTTCTATTGTGCCGGGGTTTCGTCGTTCGTTCCTCATGATGGGAGGTTGAGCGATGGGTGAGACTCTCAAGGTTCTTGGCCAGAGCTCGCCAGCGGCGAACACGCTCACGGACCTCTACACCGTTCCAGCTCTGACGCAGGTGGCGTGTTCATCGATTGCGGTGTGCAACCAAACTGCAGCCCCCATCAAGTTTCGCGTATCGGTTGCCGTTGCAGGTGCTGCGGATGCGACGAAGCAGTATCTCTACTTCGACGTGACATTGGGCAAGAACGATACGTTTCTCGCAGTGCTCGGCATCTCACTTGGCGCGGCGGATGTTGTTCGCGTTCAAGCTGACGCGGTGAACGTATCGTTCAATCTCTTCGGCGCTGAGGTCACTTCCTGATGGGGCAAGGAAGTACAACACAGCCCGTAGCTATTCGAGGATCTGTTTCAACAGCCAACTCTTCGACAGCAAACCTCGGAATCAGCGGCGTCTTCACTGGCGCATTCGAGGAGATGACTGACTTTGCGTTCATCGCGGTCTCAATCATCGCAGATCAGGCATCGGCATCGAACGGACTCACGTTTCAGTGGTCAAGTGATGGTGTGAATGTTGATCAAAGCGACATTTCGAACGTGCTCGCAAACACGGGTCGATCATTCGCGCTCACCGTTCGCGCTCGCTACTTCCGCATCGTCTACACGAATGGTGTTGTTGCGCAGACAGCTTTCCGACTGAACACGGTCTTTCATCAGAGCGGCGTCGGCACCATCACGAAGCCAATCAGCACCGTCATCACGGATGATAGTTTTGCTCAGCTCATTCAAGCAGTCATCACGGGGAAGCGGACGGATGGGGCTTACGGAACGGTTGGACTCGATAACTCGAATCGATTCCAGATCGCCCCACCTGGTTCGGTCGCAACGACCAAGGGATTCTCGGATGGGAAGGTCGTTCTCTCAGCCATCGCGGTCACTGCGGTGCGCGCTACAACCTACACCGAACAAACAGCGAACGCACAGCGCTCGATCCTTTCAACCAGTGCCAATGATGCTGCTGCAGGAACGGGAGCTCGAACCGTCCGTGTCACTTATTATGCGTTGGCGGCGGGCGTCGTTACTGGGCCATTTACTGAGACGATTTCACTCAACGGCGTCACTTTCGTCAATACGATCGCAACCAACATTTGCTTCATCGAGAAGATCGAAGTCCTCACGGTTGGATCGGGAGGAAGTAACGCAGGCGTCATCTCGCTTATGTCAGCGACAGGCGGCGGCGGTGTTGCTGTTTGGAGTGTCGCGGTTGGTGATAACAAGACGTTCGGCTCACACCACTACGTTCCCAATGGCAAGACGGCCAACATCACAGGATTCGTGGGTGGGATCAAAGGTGGCAACGACACGACAGGGTTCTTCCTGCGAGCTAAAGACCCCACGAACGCAAACAGCGCAGAGATTCAGATCAGCGACGCGTTGAGAGTACCAACGGGGTCGCAATCCAATCGGGTGTATGGAACATCGATTGAGGTTGTTGGGCCTTCTCGCATCACGGCCTATGCTGATCCTGACACGGCATCGACTCGTACGTACTTCGCGTCCTTCGACTTCTACGAGCAATGATTCATGGGAGCTCTAGCCACATATCGAGTCCAAGCATCACTTGCGGGTGCCGCCAACAAGGTGATGCTCGGAGTGATGAACCCCGCGGGGTCGAACGTCGTCATTCGCATCACACGGTTCAGCATCTACATTCCCAACTCATCGGGTACCACGGTGGTTGTGAGCTGGGAAGCTCGGATGGCGACAGCACTCGCGGGCGGAACAGCACAGACGCCCACGAAAGCGGACTCGAATGATGCTGCGAGTGCGGCATCGTGTGTGACTGGCGCGACGACCATCACGCCAACAGATCCTTCGCAGCCACTCGTTGAAACCGTTGTGGTGCAAACCAATGCTTTCCAAGCACCAGACGCGTGCCGGTTCGATCTCGCAAGATACCCAGAAGAAAAGCCAGTGGTGCTACATCCGGGTGAAGGCTTCTATCTGAAGCAAATCGAGAGCAACACGTCGACGCACAAAGTTGGCATCGTCTACACCGAGGAACGGCCATGAATCGTTTTTTCATCTACTTCATCGCGTTGATCACGATGATCACGATGATTGCGTGTGCGAGTGGAAATCGCGGAACGATCCCTGAACCCACTGGCCGAGTCGTCTCTGGTTCAACGTCATGCAAGACGTGCCCGGACGTCACGCCCCAACACAAAGTCATTCTTGTGCATGGCCGAAACGACAGCCCTTCGAGATGGAACACTCTCGTCACGAGTTGGAGCTCACGCGGCTTCACTGAAAATACAAATCTCTTCCGGATCGATCTCGCGGCGTACTGCACATCGAACACGTTTTGCGCAATGCTTCCCGCTCCCGATGGGACGGGTGCAACGTACGTAAACGAGAGCTACGCAGCGTGTCTCAAGAGGTACATCGACGAAAAAGTGCCGTGTGATGCGGACGCGGGGACATGCCCAGACATCGACATCGTCACGCATTCGCAAGGTGGCATCGTGGGGAGATACTACGCGCGGTTCCTTGCAGGTGCAGGTTCGCCACCACGGCAGGTAAATGACTTCGTGGTCATGGCCTCACCCAACAACGGCATCACCAATTGCACGCTCGCTGGCTCGTGTACTGGCGTGAATCCCGAAGACTGCCCGGATTCTGCTTTCATGCACAAGCTGAACGGTGTCTCACCACAAGGCGATGGGTCAAACGATGAAACGCCCAACGCGAGTGCGCTTGGACCTGTGCACTACGATGCGATCCTCTCGACGGGAGATAAGACGGTCGTTCCGTGGTGCACGGCCTTCTACATCCTCAATCCGCAAACGCAGCAAGGTGACGATCTGAATTGCTCGGGTTCTGGAAACTACACGCTCGATCCAGACGCCGACTCATGCAAGCTCACGAACGTCCAACACTTGGCCATTCCGTCGAACACGACGGCCATCAATCATGCGTATTGCCAAGTGACCGCGGACTAAACCCATTCTGCGTTAGAGTGGGCTTATGGCGAATCTCTCGCAAGCCGGCGCAATCGCGATCGATGGCAAGAATGCACTCGCGTTCTCAAGCTTCGGAGCTCGCAACACCACGATGCCGGGCATTCAGCCCCGGTCTCTTCTCGTGGGTGAGCGGTACTACGAGCTCGATCGTCTCGAAGCGCACTATCGAGGCTCGCAGCACAATCACAAGGGCTTCGACTTCGAGGGTCGTGTCTTCAGTCCGCAATCAACAGTTCCCATCATCAGCGCGGAGAAGTTTCACCAATTTGTTCCGCTCGCGTCACGTCGCCCAAGCGCGCGGTACCACCTCTCGAAAGTCATCGTTGACTCATTCACGAGCCTCATCTTTGGCGAGAATCGGTTTCCGCAGATCCATGTTGATGGCGACGAACGTGACGAAGACTTTTTGCAGACTGTTTCGCGCGTAGGCCGACTTCCAATGCACATGATCCGAGCTCGCACGCTCGGAGGATCCATGGGCACGGTGGGTGTGTCGTGGGCATTCTACAAAGGCCGCCCTCGGTTCGAGGTCCACAATGCCAAGAACCTCTACGTTCACGCGTGGGCCGATCGGTGCCTTCTCATTCCTGATCACGTGACGGAGATCTACACATTCTTTCGCGTGCAATGGGATGGCTCCAAGAAGGAATTCATCAAGGTCTACTATTGGTTTCGTCGCGATTGGACGCCCGACGCTGATATCATTTTCAAAGATGCGCTCTACGAAAAGGACAAGGATCCATTCTGGGAAATTGACGAGCAAAAGAGCATCGCGCATGGCGATGGTGTCATTCACTTCGAGTGGATTCAGAATCTTCCCTCTGACGAGATTGATGGGTTCCCAGATTACGAAGGCCTCCTTCAGGAATTCGATGCAATGGACATTCTCATGTCTGTTGTGCTCAAAGGCGCCACACTCAATCTCGATCCAACGCTCAAGTTGAAACTTGATCCTGAGCTCGTCTCGCGTTCCGGCGTGCTCAAAGGATCTGAGCATGCGCTCGTCGTTGGCGAGTCTGGTGATGCGGACTATCTCGAGCTCTCAGGCACATCGTTAGAAGCGGGAACGAAGCTCATTGAATCGTTTCGACGCACTGTGCTCGAGACGGCCCAGTGCGTGGTTCCCGATCCTGCAGACATCGCAGCGCAAGGCGTCTCGAGCGTCGCGATGAAGGTGGTCTATGCACCGATGCTCTCAAAGACAGATGTACTTCGTGAGCAATATGGAACAGCGCTTGAACGCATTCTGACCAACATGGGCGAGGTTGCACGTCGAAATCTTCGCGAGCCCAAACCCATGATCGATGAGATGGGCCAACCCGTGATCGATGAGATGGGCCAACCCGCGATTCAACCACCTCCGGTTCTTCTTCTTCCACCACGCATCGAGCAATCACAGACACTCGATCCAATCAGCAAGCTCCCATTAGTTGATCCTGTAACGGGAACGCCGCTACCGCCACGTCCTGTCAAGATTCCGCGTGAGCCTGGCGATGGTGGAGAGGTCAATCTTCAATGGCCCCCCTACTTCCCACCAACGCCTGATGATCAAACCAAGATGGTGACAAATCTCACTGCGGCGACTGGCGGAAAAGCCTTTATGAGCGAAGAGACGGCTGTGGAGCTCGCAGCGGCGGCCTTTGGAGTCCAGCCCACTGAGGAAAAGAAGCGCATGGAGGAAGAAGGCGCCAAGATGGCGGGGCAGCAGGCGGAGATGTTCCCTGGCATTGGTGGCGCTGTGGCGCCAGGGGGCCCGCCACAACCGGTAATGCCGGATCAGGGTGTTCCAGACGAAGGACTCAATCCTGAGGAATCGTGAGCGTTCTAGGAGCCATCCAAGCTAATCGCGAAACGGCGATTCGAATTGCGCAACGGGTTGGAACAACCAACACGCGAGGAATGCTCAAAGATGCTGAGACTCAACTCGTGGAGCGGCTTCGTGCGATGCCTCCAACAGGCACGTTCACGGAAATTCGAATGCGCGCGACGTTGGCGCAGATTCGAGATGTGCTTCGTGGGCTTGTGCTTCCTGGAATGCGTGATCTCGCAATCGATGGCGCAGAGCAAGCGGCAAGCGTCGCAGCTACAGGAACAGTCGATTACCTCAACGCAGCCGAGCGGCAATACAAGGGCATCGGGACACAAGCTCTCGCGCTCGACGAATCCTCGATCATGGATGCCGCGACATCGGGAGCTCGTGCAAGTGTGCTCCGACGTCTTGCCTCAAGTGGCACACCTGCCGAGGGAGCAGATGCCGAGCCGCACAAAGCCAGAATCGGCATTCTTCAACGTTACGGAATGAACGTGGTTGGACACTTCGAGAACATTCTTCGAACGAATCTCCTCACACGTTCATCGTTCGAAGACACGCGCAAACAGATTGTTGATGCGAGTCCCTTTTTGCAAGGAGCTCCCGCGTCTTGGTCAGAGCGCATCGTTCGTACAGAGACGATGGGCGCGTATGGGCGTGCGACGTTCGAAGCGACGCAGGAAGCACACGAACAACTCGGAGATCTCGTGAAGATTCTTTGCGCGACGTTCGACAATCGGACGGGTAGCGATTCGATCGCGTGCCATGGCGAGATCCGTCGTCCAAACGAGCCATTCGAGACGTGGTTTGGATTGATGCAACATCCGCCCAATCGTCCCAACGATCGTGAAATCGTCGTCACACACCGTCAATCATGGCCAATTCCGCCAACACTTGCTTGGCGGCCTGATGGTGAGATTCACGCGCGATGGAAGCTTGAGAAACGAAAGGGTGCAGCTCCACCACGTCCTCTCATGACGACTGTGGACCTTGGCAGTTTCGGAAGAACGCGTTGACCCATTTCTTGATCACGCGATGTTTTGCGCGAGGACGCGAACGGCGCATTAGTGCGTAGATCTGTGCACGAGAGAAGGTGATGGTCAAACACCCATGAGCATCCGTGTTCATCATCATTTCCTTCTTGCCGCATTCTGATACCTCTCCCTCGAACAGGAGATTCTGACCATGGCGACCTACTACATCATCAACACCATCGTATTCGCCGGGGTGAAGAATCTTCCCGGCTCGCTCATCGACAGCACGATCGATGACGTTCCAGGACTGCAGGCAGCGGGCGCTCTCCTTTGGCCGAGCTCAGATGCGACGGTTGCAACTGCAGCAACGAATGCAACGAACGCGCATGTCAATCGGGGCATCAATGAAACCGATATGCAAAACATCATGCAAGCGGCGGTCGATGCCTCGCAGAAAGCGACTGAAGCAGCAGACGCAGCATCGGCATCGCCGGCAATTACAGCGCGCGTTCAAAAGAAAACCGTGGTGGTGACGCAAGCCATGATCGCGGCTCTCGGCGCGTTCATGACTGGGACCATCAACATCGACACAGTGCTTCCGAGCAATGCTCGTCTTCTCGGAGCTCAGGTCGATGTCGCGACCAAGGTTCAAAATGCAGGTGATACAGATGTCACCTCGGTGGACGTCGGCGTAGCCGCTGATACGCAATGTGCGATTAAAGGTGTTGATCTCAAAACAGTGGGCGCTGCGGGTGATGGGCCTGCAGGAGATTCGACAGGGTGGGTTGGACAGAAGAAGAGCGCAGCTCAGCTCATCGCAACCATCACGAGCACCGTGAACCTCTCAACCATCACCGCGGGAGCATTTTCCGTGGATGTATTCTACTTCGTCCTCGCGTAGCCGCTGATCTCGTGCTTGCGTAGATGTGTGTCAAAGCCATTTAAGATCACCACGCCGGCTCCGCTCAACCAAAACGCGGAGCCTCAACGGCAAATTGCCGATCTCAATCCTGCCAAGGATGATCGGCATCTCAACGAAGAGTGCATCAATGATGTGCCCGATCATCCGCCGCGCATTCCGTGGCCAAAAGCAGAGCCACTCGAGCAATCCGGAAAGCCTTTCAAGGTCAACAAGTGACGTGAGGGCATTCTCCGGGTACATCTGTTGAGACAGGACAGGAGAACGAACATGGCAGAAGGCAAAACTCCGGGTGATGCGGCGAATTCCCCTTTCGGTGACTCGAAGGGAGCAACGCAAGCGACGGGTGCATCTTCGGGAGCTCACAACTTCCTTGAAGAGCCAACATCAAACACGTCGGATGGTGGACGCGACTTCACCAAAGAGAATCGCCCACAAGAAGCTGGCGATCCTGCCGATCGTTACAACGAGAGCTCTGTTCCGGATGGTGGAGATTTGCCATTCGAGCAGACTGACGACACGGCGGACAATGATGAACGTGGGATGCAGATCGGACAGATCGTCGACAAGCCGAAGGCGAAACCCTTCAAGCTCTCGGGGGAGTGAACGTGGATTCGATCGTCCTCTCAGGAACGCTCGTCAAAGGACCGCTTGGCGCGGGTGATTGCGCGTTCCCCGCAGGGACGACAACGATTCCTTTCTCGAGCTATCCCATTCAGAAAAATGCGGCGGCTTCGTTTTCTGCGGCGAAACAAGTCGATTCACCATCGGCATTTGCAGCGCTCGATGGTGTCGGGACAAGCGAAACTGTCACGCAAGGAAACTTCCTGTTCCTTCGGACAACAAGTCCATTTCAGCTCCGACTGACAACCAAGGCGGACTCAGGCCCAGACGTCGTGGCCGTCATTCCCGTTCAAGGTCTCGCCATCATCGAATTCCCAACAGGGAATTATTTGCTGCTTCTCGAAGCCAAGGGGTCGGGCACCATCGAATACGTTGTCTCGGGTAACCTGTAGATCAAAGCTAGTGAGAGGGCTTCATCTCTCGGCTAGACATCACTAGCCCGATCCTCGCGTCGGGTGATATCCCTCTCTCGTTCACGCGGAGGACCGTCACATGACCATTGGAATCAGCGCAACTTCTCTCAAGTCGACACTCGACAACGCCAACCCCAACACACTTCCGGACAAATTCCGGACGATCAAGGTTGGCTCTGTGTTGCGTGCAGGCACAACATTCCTTCGCAAGAAGACCCCTGTGGCGAGCTCGTACAGTCTCGCAACGCTTCTCGCGCTCGTTCTTCCGGATGACGCGAAAGCTCACAACATTCATCGCGCGTACGCTCGGACAGCGACGGCGGGGCAGGGAGAGCTTGCCGTGGTCGCATACGGCACCACGCCAGCAACGGGACAGATCGCAGTCGGCCCCAATGGCGACATCGTTACGTTGGCCGCGGATGCCATCACGAGCGTCGATGTTGTCTACCAGCCCGAGAAGCAGGACATTCAGGAGACAACTCTCGCGGTTGCCGCCAACGTCCTCACGCTCCCTTCGCAGTTCACGGGGCAGGGTGTCATCAATCTTCTCGAAGTCGAGGCGACGATCGGCACGTCGGTCGGCAAGAAGATCGTTCTCGTTCCGGGTGCAGGAGCTCCCGCGGCGGGACAAGCGCGTCTCAACCTGGACAAGTCGACGGTGACTTTCGCGGCTGCAGATGCAGTCACGCAAGCACGTGTGAAGTTCTCAACGGTGCCCACAACGGACGTGGATGCGCTCCTCACAGGCGATTCCGGCACACAGTAATCCACGCAAAATCAAGAAGTTACAAGTTTAGACAGATCGATCTGTCTAAACTCAAAATCAGTCGAGGGAGAGAACCATGTCGATGCAAGGAGATACGGGAGTGGGGCAACAGCCCCCTGGTGGCGCGAGCACACCACAACAGGCGCCAACCCCGCCCGTTCAACAGCAAGCGCAGCAACCACCTCCCGTCTCTCCTCCCGTTGCTGCGCCAGCCCAGCCCGCCATCCCCGTTCCCATTCCAGCTCCCGCGGGGCGAGTCCCAACGCGCAAGCTAATTGGTGATGCTGACGACATCCCCAACGACGCCGATCTCATCGAGCTCCCGCCAACAGCTCTCAAAGGACGGCTCGATCGATACGCGAAAAAACAACTTCGCGAGCGATTCGGAACGGACAACGTTGATCAGATTCGAGCGGACCTCGATGAGCTTCGTGTCATGCGCGCGGAGCGAGAAGAGAGACGACTCGCTGACCTCACGGAAACGCAGCGACTCACCGAACAACTTGCGGCGGCTGAACGTCGTGCGGTCGAAGCAGAGACGCGCGCGGAACAGGTGCAAACCGAACGTGTAGTGGCCGAGCAAGACCACCATGTCGTTGCGATCGTCGCGCAACACATCAACCCGCGGTACATGAAGCACGAGCTCAAGAATCTTGCAGAGTACATCTCAGGACTCTCAGATGCAGAGCTCGCTGATCCAGATGCCGTGGTTCAAGCGTGGTGTCAGCGCGCGGTTGCGGAAGATGGAGCGTTGGCCATTCCATCAACGGGCGGATCTGCCATTGGCGGCGCTGGGCCGGTTGTAGCACCCACTCCCGCAGTACCCATTCCAGGACAACCATTGACGAATGGTGCGAACATTCAGCGTCCGCAAAATGTGAATCCTGCGGGGATTGCAGCGCCGAAGACATTCGCGCCGGGACAGGCGGGAAGCGTCAACGACAAGGAATGGCGTGACTTCAAGAGGCAGAACGGTTGGAATTTCTAATCGATCGTTTGCGCGATACGCGGAAGTGAGTGTAACTTCCGGATTGTCAGCTAAACGGTCGAACAACCCCAAATACGTAGGCACGCCTCACGGTAAGAAGGTGGAACGGGGTGACGCGAACGTGAAGGAAGACCCGAGCTTGGTCGCTCGGAGACCACTTCACTCTCGGAGGTCATCCACATGTCTCTTTTTCTCGGCATTCCACCTGCCATCCTCGATCTGAACCAGCGCGGTCTCATCGAGAGGGCGTTCCACGATTCGCTCTATCCGAACCTCGCGTTCCGCGCGGAAGCAGCGCCGGAAGAGTGGCCGATGAACACCGGTAATGAGGTCTTCATGACCCGAACCGGACTTCTCGCGCCCGCCGTTAGTCCACTCACACCAGGTGCGGACCTCACACCCCAGAGCTCCTACAACGAGCAATGGTCGGCGGAGCTCAATCAGTTTGGATCGGCGGATGACGTCGACATGCCAACGAGCGCAACAGCGAACGCATCGCTCTTCATGCGCAAGATTCACACGTTGGGCCTGAATGCAGGTCAGACAATGAACCGTGTTGCACGAAACGCGCTCTTCAAGAACTACCTCTCAGGACAGACCGTCGCGAACACGGCGCTCCTTGCGGGAGCGACTACCATTCAGGTGGCTGCGCTCAACGGGTTCCGGTTCGTCCTGAATCCAACAGTCAGCGCACGTCCAACCCCCGTCAGCACCACGTCACCGCTCGCGATTCGAGTGGGCACTGGTGTCGGCGCCGTGGCTGCGAACGTCATTGGTACCATTCCCGCGGATCCTGCGGACCTCGATGGGCCAGGAACATTGCTTCTCAGCGCGGCACTCGGCACGGCATTCGCTGCAACGCGGACGCCAATCAAAACTCTCGTGGCGCCTCGGATCGTTCGTGCATCGGGCGGCGATTCGATCGATGCCATCGGTCCTGCAGACACATTCGTCTTGCAGCAAGCCATCAACGCCGTTGCGTTCCTTCGCAACGCGTCGGTTCCGCCGCATGAGGACGGCTTCTACCACGCGCACATCTCGCCACTGGCGAATGCGCAAGTCTTCGCAGATCCCGTGTTCCAGCGCCTCAATCAGAGCTTGCCTGAGCACGTCATCTACAAGGAAGGCTTTATCGGCACGCTCTCTGGCGTCATGTTCTTCATGAACACGGAAAGCCCAGCGCTCCTCAACAGTGGACAGCTCATCGACACATCTGCTGCAACGGGAGCTCCCGTAGGTGCGATCGGGCGGTACGCGCGCGAGCTCGGAGCCGAAGTCGTCAATGGCAACGGCATCAACGTTGGTCGCGTCGTCATCACGGGGCGTGGCTCGATCTATGAACGCTGGCTCGATGAGCAAAAGGCGTTCATGAGCGAGGCGGGCGTCACGGGCAAGATTGGTGAATTCACCGTCGTGAACAACGGCATTCAGATCTTGACCGAACGGATCCGTCTCATCATCCGTGCGCCGATCGATCGCGCGCAGCAGAAGGTCGGTCTCGCGTGGACCGCTTCCACGAGCTTCCCTGTGCCTTCGGACATCCTTGCGCCAAACGGAGTGGAGCAATTCCGTCGCGCAGTGGTGCTCGAATTCGCGGCGTAGTAGACTCTCACGCGTAAGCCAAGCACTCCTCCTTGGGTTGCGCGTTCAGGTGGGCGACGGGTGTTCATCTCCACGGGTGAGCACCCTTCGTTTTTTTGGAGTACATTCCTCGTGAGGTGAAGGAATGGCACGCCGAGTCCCAACACAAGTCGAAGTCGCGGAAGAGTCGCAAGAGAACGCTCCATCAATGCCCGGTGGCGCGCCAGGTGTAGAACCCGAAGCCAACAAGCCGGCATCGCATCTCGCGGCGCAGTTCCAACCACCCGATCCTGAAGAGCTCGCAAAGCTCCCGCGTCCCAAGGTCTTTCGTGTGACCAATGGAGGGCGCTTCGTTCAGAGCGGGATGCCCGTACAGATCCGCGTTGGGTCGCGCGTCTCAGAGGCCACGCACGATCTTGCCGCGCTCAAACAACAGGGCATCCATCTCGAAGAGATCTTGAGCGGGTGATGGTATTTCCTTTCGAGAAGATCACGCATTACGGAACGCCTGAAGATGACTTCGTGCGCGTGACGGATCATTTTCATCTCGAAGGAGATCAACTCGTCATCGATCGGCGCATTCTCTTGCGTGCATCCATCAATCACATCAGTCTTGATGTCTCGCTTGGTGGTCGCACAATGGTGAAAGAGAGCTCGTAATGCCGGCCGTCGTCACCCCTGAGGAGAAAGTCCGAGCACGCCACCATTTGGGTTATCATAACGTGGAAAGCGTGATGACGTTTCAGCTTGGCGTTCCTGCGGCGATGCAGACGTCATTCATGATCGAAGGCGCGCTTGATCGCATCATGAGCACACCGGGTGCGATTGAGAAGTTTCGCCAGATCCTCTGTCGGCTTGATGCGATTGAGAACCAAGTCTTCTGCGGATCTGATCTCGCGGACGTTGAAGTGCTCGACACCATCACGATCAATCGAAAACGGCTTCGCGAGCTCGCACAGTATTATTCCATCGGATTGGGCATGCTCGAGAACCTCTTAGGCATCGTTCGCAATCCGTGGGACAAGAGGGCATGGGTTCTGTCGGCCGATGGTGGGATCAACGTGCCTGTAGCGGGGTGATGCGATGAAACGATTTTGGTGCTTGGCGATTTTGGGTCTGGTGATGGGGTGGAGTATCGGCAATGCCGCATGCTCGCCGGAAGCCAAAGCCATCACGGATGTCGTGGTGAAGAAGCTTCTCGCTGAGTGCATCGCAGAGAACCCCACCATCGAAGGCGTGGAGCTTCAAAAGGTGTGCGGGTTCGCAGACGATCTTTGGCCGCTCGTGCGAGATCTCGTTTCAGCTCAGAAGAAGGGAATGGCCAAGGCAAACGCAATGCGCGATGCTGGGGCAGATTCTTCCTGTAAGTGATGCATGCTTCCGATCAAGAAGTGGGCAGAGGCCATCAAAAAACTTGATGAGAAGCACGCCATTTGGACGTCCAGAAAGCCTGCTTCCAAACGTGAAGAGACCGGGGGAGAAGAAGCGGCACACGACCTCGAGATGGCTGATGATGGGCTCGTGCCCGCCAAACGTGCGAAGCAGTGGGCTGAACGTCGGAAGAAAGCGGCTTAGGCATGGCAGCGATCAAACAATGGGCGGCTGCGCAGAGCGGCGGATCGATGCAGGTTGGAGAGTGGTACATCCAATCTTTCAGCGACAAGGACATCTATTTTCACGTTGAGTCGGTTCAAAAAAACGGCGGGATGTCGGGAACGCAAATCGAAATCGATCACACACGTCCACGAGCAAATCCGAAGTCCAAAAAAACATCGGTTCCCGTTTCATTCCAGCGATTGTGGTCGAAGTCAGGGCCACCAAGTCACGAAGGTCCGGAGAAGTTCTAAGTGGCTTGCGCATGCGGCATTTGTACGACTTGCATCGCCACACGTGGCGCGTGCGGTCCTCCGCTTGTTGAGAGGCTGCAACCAACCGTCGACAAGCTTCGTCAACGCTTCACGAGCTTCGGTCTGAGGAATTACGTCGTTCTTCTCGTTTGGACGCGATGGGGCGGACTCGAGCGAGGGGAAGGCCACGAAACCATCCTTGCTCAAGTTCCCATTCTCCCAAGGCCCAAGGTCATCGATCTGACCAGCGTGAGCCTCTCAGCCTACTCAGCAGGCCTTCTGCCAGTCGGAAGCGTCCGGGTTGAGGAAATCACTGGGCAGCTTACGGAAGACGTTCTGATGGGCAAGCAGATACCCCCACAGCCCTATCTCGATGCTTGCGGAGCTCCGCACATCGGCGCGGGGCAAGCACTCCCACCCGACATACTGGCGCGAACGAGCTCGGAGATGATTGGGCAGCCATTCGTGCGCGTTCGTGATCGCGTGGAAGAGCCCTTCGAATTCTTCTACGAGATTGTCGAAGACAGACCCAACTCAACGCGCAAGCGGTTCCGACTTCTCTCATCGCCATTTCGTGATCCAGGGAAGTTTCAATGGATGATCACGCTCGAACGCATGAGTGAAGATCGGCAACGTGATGGGCATCTGAGTAGTGAATCGCGTGATGGCATCTGATCTGAAAAAGTGGGCAACGGCCAAGACCAACGCGATTGGTGAGAAGCTCTATGTCGAGCTGGCTGAAGACTATCCGCCCGAAGCTCGCTCATGGGTGCGATCGGTGCCGTGGAAAGGGCCAACGAACGTGCCTCTTTCGGACATCGACTTCTCCGATCGCGAGAGTTGGACAGCGACCAAAGAACCATCGCGTGTCGAGTCGTTTCAGATGAAGATTCGGAATGGTTGGAGAAAGCCGATCATCCTCATTCAGAAGCCGAACGCGAAAACAGTGACGGTAGTGGATGGGCATCATCGAGCACTCGCGTATCAACGTGAAGGATTGTCTGTTCCGGCGTATGTTGCCAACACCCCAACATCGAATGGCCCGTGGGATGGGATGCATCGACGGCAGTACGATGAAAGCGTGAGCAATGCCTGATATTCGGCAATGGGCGTCGTCGGTGGTGGGCGGACCACAAGACTCAAAGGCGCGTCTTCCTTTGGCACAAGATGTCAACCTTGGAACCGCCACACTTCCCGCAGGGCACCTTCCCGGAATGAACGTCCCAGAAGGCGGATCGTCATGTTCCAATTGTCGGTTCGTGGCGATTGATGGGGAACAGGGAACGTGTAACGAGCCCAACTTCCAACAGTGGAATGGCGGCGCGGAGCTCCCTGCGTCTCCGACAACGTATTGTTCCGATTGGTGGCAACCGAAGGGTGATCAATGAGACGTGAGATTGAGATTCGGGGTCGAGGTCGGCGGCCGGCCTTTATCAAGACAAAGCCGAAGACACCCATCGTGGTCATCGAGCAACGAACCGATCCGAAGACGGGTGAGAAGAGCGTCGTCGAGCGGAGTATCCATCCGCCGCGCTAGACCTCATGCCAGTCAGTTTCAATCGAGAACACAGAGTCCTGCCAGTGCCCGATGAATTTGGTCTCTTCGCAAGCGTCGTATAGGACGTGTAGAAGATCGATCAACTCTTGGAACGATGTTGGTTTGAGATTCGTGACATCGAATTTCTCGATGATTCCCAAAACGGATCGCGCGAAAAACCCACGCACACCGGATGGGATCCCTGCGGATTGTTGGTAGGAAACACCTTCCTTTTGCATGATCTCTTTGCGATCTTGCCAAACTTTGGGAGTCACTGAGAGTGTTCGCTCGTTCTCTACCGATGAAGCTGATTGAGTCCACTGGATCCAGAACAAGCAAAGCAACGTGATGTTGCCATCGACATCGTATGCGTAGGTGCACGCTCCTCGGACGTCGGGACCAAGAATGCGCTCGAGATGGTGATCGAGAGCATCGGAGATTTGTTGAACCTGAATGACCGACAAATCTCGGATCAACGCAGGGAATTTCTCCGACTCTTCAAATGTCAGAATTTTGGTGTTGGGATCGAAGTGACGGCACCAACACTCACGGTTGGGAAGGTTGCAGTCTTCACAGCGCGTTGAACGACAAATGCATGCTCGCCGAATGCGAAGGCAAACCGGACATTCTCGTTTGCTCATATCCCATTGATGCCGCGCTATGCTCTGAACCATGTCCAAGCGGTTCGAGAGCAACGAAGCAGGGCAGATTCAAATCCACATCACGAAGGGGTTTGAGAAAGCCGCACACACTGCCATCCATGCTGCAGCTCTTCACATCGTTCAAGACATACAGGTACGACTCATCCCCGCGCAAAAACCTCCACCTGTAGATCGCGGCATCTATCGCGCAGCGTGGCGTGTTCGGTCTACCAAACGAGGTGCGGACATCATCAACGCGTCAGTACAAGCGCCGCTTATCGAGGGCGGCGTACGCGCAGCCAACGTCAAACCAGGTCGCGTGATGATCGATGCGCTCGCGAAATGGGCCAAGCGAAAGGGGTTGGTTGGAGGTAAGGGTAAACGCGCGACTGACGCCGCTCGTGGCGTTGCATTCGCCATCGCGCATAGCATGAGGAAAAAGGGCATCTTCAATCGCGGATCGGCAGGTGGCAAAGGCGGGCTTCGGATCCTCGAGCAGGGGCTTCAAGGTCTTGAAGGCTACCTCAAGAAGGAGCTCCAACGAGCTCTTGGAAAGAGCTTCAAGTAATGGGCATCCCCAAGCTCTCAGACGGCCTTCTGAAGCTCTTTCAAGGTACTCCTTGGGGAGCTGTCGGATTTCCGCCCAAGCCCAATCCGCCCCCACCCGCGGCCGATGGTCGCACAGCATGTCTTCGCATCCTCGCACGCTACATCTCCGAGCTCACATTCTTCCGTGAAGGTGACGTTGACCGCACCACGAAGAAGCGCGGAGCTCCCATCGACTTTCAGATCCCACTCGATGACATCCACATCGAGTGGCCAGACAACGAGTCGGACCTTCGATTCCCATCCATCGCGTTCATCTCGGGCAACGTGCCGGTTGCGTACGAGACGATCGGATTCTCCACTTACCTGCAAGAAGACTCGCGCGATGTCTATGCCAAAGGCACCGTAATTCAGTGGCAATCCGAGTACATAGAGAATCTCGTCATCGAGATTTGGTGTGCAAAAAAGGCGGAACGACGCGCCATCCTCGCTGGACTCGAAGCGGCGTTCTCACCATCTGAGCAGAGCTACGCCCTTCGGTTTCGAGTGCCCGACTACTTCAATCAGCTCGTTTCGTTCTCGCTCGAACAGCGCGAGCTCTTCGATGAACCGGACAATGTTCTGAACCGACGACGCGCCAGACTCACGCTCGACATGCGGTTCACGCTCGTGAGCTTGGTCAACTATCTACCGGTCACCGTTCAGGCCGAAGTTGCAGTGGATGCTGATCCGCAGACGAACGACCTCATTCAGCTCCAAGACCCACAACCCACTGATCCGCGCATTCAGCTCTTGATTGACGCTGAAAAACCGTTCGTTCCCGATCCCTGCGATCCATTCGGACCGCGGGATTCGGAGTGACGAATCGCGATCATTGCCGCAATCCCCCAAGCACGTGTACCTTTCGACGAAACCGCGTTTCGTCGTCTAGGGAGAGATCCACATGAGTGTTTTTTTAAGAAGGTTCCTTTCGGACCCAGGAAACGAGGTCTTTCTCGAAATTGAGTCCGTAAATATTCTGGATTTGGACCCTCCTGCGTCCATCTCCGGCGTCGGAACGGGGACCGTCATTTGTGCTGGCGAGTACGAAGATGGCGAGTTTGCGACGGGCGGGAACGCCAACGGGATGGACAACAACGTCCGCATGGTCGAACCAACAGGGACGACCGACTTCGTCAACTCCCTTGGGGAGCTCGGATACCGTTACGGCGGTGTACCAGGCAACAACCCATCAGCGCGGAAGCGTCGCGTAGACGGAGCTCTTGTTGATGAATTCTGGAACGGCAATGCGTTCGTTCAGCTCAACGGAAAGAAGTTCAAGAGGCTCCTCTGTCTTCGCGTGGACACGAGTGTGGGAGCTGTCGAGTTTCAACGACGCGCGTTCGTAACAGGGCTTGCATCGTTCGCGTACAACCTCGAACCCGCGCAAGTTCTTGCTCTCGACATTGGCGCTGGCCCAGTGAGCGCGACATTCAGCGCGACGGCTGCAACGGTCAACAGCGGTGCGGGCGTCTACCCAACACTCTTCACGGGTGGTGAAACACTCACGCTCGGGTACGACTCGGCGGCCAACTTCATCGTGACGTTTCTCGCAGCGGATCAGACAAAACTGCAGGTCATCGCGCGCATTAACGCGTATGCAGGCTTCACGTTTGCGTCGGATGGTGGCGGCAACATCATCACGTTCACGGCCATTCGGCGCGGAACGGGCAGTCAAGTGCGCATCGTCGCAGGCACGGCCAGCGTTCTCACAGCGCTCAATCTCACGCTCGCCACGACCGCAGGCACAGGCAATGTGTCGGACATCGATGCAGTCGTCTTCAATGAGATCAAGGTGATCGTTGAGGCAGCGATCACAGGAACGACCGTCGAACAAGATTCCTCGGGCCGTCTTCGCGTCAGCAAAAACTTCGTGGCCTCGGGCGACTACATCGAAGTGGGACCGGCCACGACAGCGACGGCTCTTGGATTCGTTGCCACGCAAGAAGGATCGAACGATGGCATCGCAAACCTTCGATCAACAGCGCAGACATTCCCGACTGTTGGAACGGGTGTGCTCTCGCTTGGCGTGGATGATGAAGCCAACTTCAACGTGACGATCGCAGCGGCGCAATCCCAAGCAACCGTCATCGCGAACATCAACACGGCGGCGGGCTTCACGATGGCAACATCGCTCGATGCCACTCACATGCTTCTCCGCGGTCGGAAGAATGGCGGACAGGTTCGCGTGGTCGGAGCTCCCGCTTCGGTCCTCTCTGACCTTGGGCTCATCGTTCAGACCATCAGCGTTCCAGCGATCGTGGCGGGCAACATTCCCGCGGGAACGGTCGTTCGTAATGCGCTCAACACGCGCGTCTTCGTCACGATGCAAACGCTTCGGTTCGATGCTCCGACGCTCATCGGATCGGTCTACACCGCGAATGCCGGACCGTTCTCGGTCAAGGTTCGTCATGCACTCGATGATGGATCGGGGCTTTCAGGAACAGCAGGCACCATCGTTGTGGTGGATCAACCACCCGACCTCGGGAGCTTCGACGTCGTCAATCCGCAACTCATCACCGCGGCGCTCTCCGAAGCGGCCATCGATTCGCAGTACGCGACGGCTCTAGATGCCACGCTTGATCCACAACAGCCTTCACGCGAAGCGAACATCATCTACAGCGCACGTCAGTCGAACGCGCTTCGTCGCAAGGTTCGAGAGAATGTGCTCAGCGCATCGAGCAATCTCTTTGGGCGAATGGGAATGGTCCGACCACCACTTGGGACATCTCGAGCGCAAGCACTCTCGCGTGTGGCGGAACCGGGCGTGGGCGCGTATCGCGATCAACGTGTTGTTTACACGTATCCAGGCGTCCGATCCCTCGTTCCGCTTATCGCGCGGCGGGGTCTCAGCGGTGGTGCAGGCTTCACTGCTGATGGTCTTGTGGACCTCGGTTCAGACGGCTTCCTTGCGTCGATCCTTAGTCAGCTCGCGCCGGAAGAGAACCCCGGCCAGCTCACATCGTTCACCTCGGCGGTTGTTGCGCTCGAGAGCTCGTCCAACGCAGCCAACTACACGGTGGACGACTACAAGCTGTTCCGAGCAAACGGTATCTGTGCACCACGCATTGATGATGGCGTTCTCATCTTCCAGAGCGGCGTCACGAGTGTTGATCCGGGAACCTTCCCTCAGCTCCGCAACATCGCGCGTCGTCGTATGGCAGATTTCATCCAGGACACGCTTGCACGAAGGGGCCGAGCATTCGGAAAGAAGCTCAACACCTTCCAAAGGCGCCAAGCCATCACGTCGGAGTTTCGTGGGTTCCTCGACAGCTTGCTCTCGGCAAACAATCCGGCGTTTCAACGGATTGCGGGCTACACGCTTGATCCCAAGAGCGGCAACACGCCAGACACGTTGGCGCTCGGCATATTCCGACTCATCATCAAGGTGAGGACGCTCTCATCCATCGATGCACTCGTGCTCGAGACGCAGATTGGTGAATCGGTCACGGTCACAGAACAACTGCCCCAAGCGGCCTAATCATCTAGTGTTGTAGATGCACTAGAACCGAGGATAAGAGGTCATCAATGGCTGCTGAGAGTAGGATTCGAGGACAAGAAACTTCTGTGCTCATCGTTCGAGATGGGGCTCTCGAAGCCTCACTCGTGGATGTTCGAAACTTCAACTTCGCACATCAACTCGAGATTCAGTCTCAGGGTTACCTTGGTGAGAAGTCAGAACGCAAAGATGAGATCTACAAGGGCGTGAAGGGTTCGATGGAGCTTCACCTCCATAACCAAGAATTCATCGCATTCGAGCAAGCGATCCTTGATCGAGCGCAACGAAACACACCCGACGTCATCTTCAACATCACGTCGGTCCTCTCGTTCCCAAACGGACAGACGCCGACCTTCTTGTTTGCGGACGTGAAGTTTGGGGAGATTCCACACGACTTCCCGGATCGCGCCGAGTACGTCTCGGTCAAGCTCGACTTCGAATGTGAAAGGGCCATAGCCACTTCTAGTTAGTCAACAACCCAACCGAGTGCTGTTGGTTGGTTAATCGAACGAGCGTTCACGCAGCCCATTCGGAAGAAAGGCCCTCATCGAAAACGTGCATGATAAGGTTCCTTCGCTACGGAGGGACTCATGGTCGAACAAGTCGAAGAGAACGGGCAAGCGGACATGCCGGAAGAGGAATCGCCTCTCGAACGGATGGGAACCGCTCTAACGAAAGATACGAGTAACGTCATACCTGAGTGGTTTGTCACACCTGCTCAGATGAAAGCGCCACCAGGTCGGAAGATCGTCATCATGCGATTTCGTCCTTCATGGACACTTGCTCCTGAAAAGGGTGAACGCCAAATTGTGTGTTGGCAACTCACGGAGCTCGAAGAGCATCAAGCGGCGCAACGTGCACGTGGAGATGATCGTCGTATGGTTCACGAGATGGCGAAGCAATGCATTCGCTACATCGATGGGCAGCGTGTCAATTGGACCATGACCCCTGGTATGGGTGCGAACATCAGCGCATTCTGGGATGAAATTGGAAGCGCGTGTAGAAAGCTCGTCATTCATTACTACATCAAGGCCCACACGTTGCCCGATGATGATCAACTTGATTTTTTCTCCAATTGCATCACTTCAACGATCTCAATGCCGGCCGAGTAACTAAGCGCGATCTTCTTTCATCGCCTGTTTTTGGTGCGTGGTGTGAGTCGTGGAGTGATGCGTCGTGGCATTTGCGAGTCGCAATCGATCCCGTTGCGCTTTTGAATACACGTAGGAAACAGAAAGCGTTTTGCGCGCGCTACGGCAGACAATCGTGGACGCAGTGGGCTAATCTCCCAGTCACCGATCTCATTGAGGCAACGAATTTCATTGCGAAATTGGTCTCTGAAGAGAATGTATTGATGGAGGAGCGATGACTGAAGCTGCAGAAGTTCACGTTCGGCTCGTCATTGACTCCAATGCAAAGAAGGAGACTGAAAAGCTCAGAGATGGAATCTCCAATGTCAACAAGAGCCAGAAGAAATGGCATGGCGGCGTTCTCGAAGGAAAAAAGATTTGGGGTGGAGTTGGTGACGCCGCGAAGCTCGGATTAGGTGTTGCCGCAGGTGCAGCGGTAGCCGCTGGCTCAGTAATGATCGGTGCCGCGACTGGCGCTGCAAGCGCGTACATGGAGAGCGCTGCTCAAGTCAAAGCGCTTGCCGGAACGTTGACTTTGCTTGATGAGTCCGGAACGTCCTTCAAAGACATGAAGGACGTTGCTGGCGATCTTCAAGATCAACTCGAGAGCGTTGCCTTTGCATCGGGACAAACTCGAGATGCGATGATGGCGACATTTACTAACGTGATTGAACGTGGTGGAAAGACCATTGATCAAGCGGTCGAGCTCACAGAAGCCATGGCGTCGGCAGGTCGCGCCATTCCACAAGGCGCCGAGGGAATCTCCGAAGCTTTCGAAGCCATTGAGATGGGAATCATCCGTGCGAAAAATCCAATCGTCGGAATGATTTCAGCAACTCATCTCCTCAAGGGCAACGCCAAATCTGTCGCGCAACAGATGCAAAAGATGTCGCCAGAAGCTCAGATGAAGTTGGCGGAAAAGGCTGTCGCTGCAATGGGTAAAAAGATGAAGGATGTTCCTCTTGGTATTGGAGAGATGACCAAGGGAATGGAGCTCTTCGTTGATCGGCTAGCCGCGGCTGCAGGCGCTCCGATTGTCAAAGCCATCGGTCCGGTTATGGGCAAAGTTCATGGATGGTTGCAGGACAATCACGCGCTTCTTGGAAGCATTGCGGTGAATTTCGGTAACACGATGGCTCTCGGAGTCAAAGCTGCAGGTCCATTTGTTGACGAGCTCATGGGCATCGCGAAAAGTATGGCGATTGAAATGAACGCCACGACAGGACCAATGGCCGATCTTCGAACAACGTTTCAATACATCTATGACAATCGCGGTCTTCTTGCGAAATCTTTTAGAGATGTTGCTAGGGCCATGAAAGACGTGATGTTGCTGACCGTGAAAGGCGTTCAGCAAGCGGGCAGTTTTTTGGGATCGGTGATTGATAAGGCTTCGAAGCTCGGAGAGGGTGGGAAGGCCGCTGCACAACAAGAGGCACTATCCAAAGGCAAAGAAGCTGCGATGGCAGGGGTACGCTCAAAAGAGGGTGCCGTTGGGTTTGAGAAAAAAGCGGGAGTTGTATCTGCGCGCGCTGCCTATGCAGATGCAGGTGGAGCTCTCGAAGACTTCGACAAGGACATGCAATTCGCGATGAAAAATCACGCGATGATTATGGAAGACGTTAATGCCCAAGCTCGTGCGGCGATCGGCGGCAATGCAACAGCATTTTCCAAAGCATGGGAGGAAGCATCCGGCTTCAATGATGCGGAATCCATGAAAGCGGCTGCAACATTTCTGGACGGAAGCGAAAAGCTCAAAGATGCATTGGTCAAAGGCGGCGACAATGTTGTCAAGGGAGGTCTTGATGCGTTCATCGCCAAGCTTAATTCCCTTGGTTTGAGCAACATCGCCGAACAGGTTGAAACGAGCCGCACGGAAGCGACCAAGGCAAAACTTCCCATCGGAAAAACTCCCAACATCAATCAGACCTTCACAGGCTCGATCAATGTGAATCAGGATTTCAAAGACGAAGATCCAGAGCGTGTGGCCATCGTGTTCCGAACCGATATCGCGCAACACGGTCTTGCCCGACTGGGAGCGCGCACGTCAACATAGGGCACGTGATAGCTTTGGGGTATGGCAATGCCCACCATGATCGGCAAAACGGCTCTGAACCCCCGTAGCGGAGCGCGACAACCCCTCGATGAAGACGTCTCTCCAAGCGATTTGGAGGACGAATCCGAAAGCCTCTCACCTTCCGGTCAGGATGCGCCCAACGTGAAGGGCGGCAAGCCCAACCCCCTCAAGTTGTGGGCGCGGAGTATGTTGGAACGCGGAGCGTGATTCGTGCCCTTCGATCCAACAACCCTCGGTTACGACTCTACGTTGATCATCGAGGAGACTGGTCCTGCAGGACCGGGAAAGAAGCCACGTCGCATCGTGCTCTTGGGATCGGGGCTTCCTTTCATGGGCTCGGAGTGGGCCTTCGAAAACAACGTCATCACCACATGGTATCCAGGTAACCCCGTTGAGGCGACGCAGCAAAACCTAGGACCACGCGAGCTCCCTTCCACGTGGCAAGGCGATTGGCGTCGTACGCGTCTCAGCAGAACCCCATGTCGGTTCACCAACGATCAAGGCGCCGAAGTTTCAATCATCGATCCACAAGGCCTCCGAGAGGCGTTCGAGCTCATTGGTCGTTCAGGTATTCGGCTTCGCGTGACGTGGTCTGTCAATGCGAACGAAGGCCAAGGAAACAGCGCAAGCGGGTTTTCTCAACTCAAGAACACGCAGATCCTTCGCGAAGGCCTGATCAAGAACGCGCACTTTTCATTCATCCGTCACACGGACATTGGATGGACTGTTGAATTCAACTGGGCATCACGTGGCGGCACTCAAGACCGCGTGGTCAGCGTTCGATCGGATGAAGATCTCGATGCAGCCTCGAACGCACTTCTTGTGAACGCAGCAGGCATCAATTTCGCGCTTGAGTCATCGATCGTGAAGGCGAAAAAAGACGTTCGAAAAAGCGCAGTCAAATTCTCGCTTGGGCAATTCGAAGCCCTCGCCAACGCACCACTTCAAGCCGTCAATTCGTTCAATCGGCAGATCCAACAGAACGTCTCGCAGATCAAACAGCTTGGCTCAGTCATCAACACGTTTCGAACGCAGCCAGCGGCCATCACGGGCAGCTTCATCAATCTTGCGAAAAACACGCAGTCCATCGCGATCAACTTGATCGATACGCTTGGGCGACAACCACCCGAGGTTCAAGCCAACAAGACGCGCGTGGCATCACTGCTTCGAGCGAATCGTTATTTCGCGTCTGTTGCCGAGCAAGCACGACTCACAGCCGAATCTTCGCGAGATCTGGCGCTTCGTCTTCGAGCTCCACTCGTGCAGCGTGGAGGAGCTCCCGTCATCTCGGTCCAAGAGTCGCAAACGACGCGGGCGGGACAGGTTCTCGGCGTCCATGTTTGCCATGAAGGCGACACACCTCAGAAGGTCTCGATTCAGTATTACAAGACGCCCGACCACGGATCCGACATCCTTCGAGCGAACAAGCTTCCGCTTTACCAGCCATCATTTCTGCCTGGTGCTGTGCTCATCATCCCAGCACTCGGCAATCACCCCAGTTCGCTCTAGATTGGTGCGATGCCGCCGCTTGAGTACGAACCACAGACCCTTTATCCGAGTGCACGCGTCACGCTTGCGATTCGCTTTGACGAATTCAAATACAGTGGATCGGCAGATATCGCGAAGATTCGAGACCTCAAGCCCATCACACAAATCAAGGGCAACAAGGACCCACGTGGTGCACTCAAGGTTGTGGATGATCCAAGCGCGCCAACAGGCGTCAAACGATTCTTGCTCGCAGGTCCCACGACACCCACGACCAAGACATCTGTGGGCACCACGAGTATCGACGAGCTCACGAGCGACATCCAAGGCATCATCCCGAAGAAAGCCACATGGCATGTCAATGGGATCCAGAATGGAGACCAGCTTGATCTTGAGATCAAGTGGCTCGACATGCCGCTTGATCCACGCATCATCCGGTCGTGCGCGGTTGACTTCTACCTAGGCACCATCCCCGCGAATGAATTCGCGAGAGGAATCCAAGGCGAGACGACCGAAGGCGCGCACATTCCGATGAATCTCATTCAAGACACATTCCGTGACCAACGCGGGGTGATTCGATCAAACCGCCGATTTCGAGGATGGGTCGATGAGTGGGAGATGAGCTGGACGGACGATGAACCCATCATCAGTCTCAAATGTACGGACTACACGCGACTTCTCTTGAAGCAACAACAGCCCATGGGTGGAAAGATCGACATCAAAAAGCCGATCGATGAAGCCATCGCGGAATACCTGAAGCAGTTTCCTCAGCTTGCTGGCATGACGGTGGAGTATCGGCCTGCGGAGCTCGAACGTTCAAAAATTCCTGTTCTCAAAGATGTGCTCAACAATGCTGCGCACGATGCCAACCTAGGACCCCCGAGTCAGGGCGGGGGCGGTGACGATAACACCGTGTGGGATTACCTCGATGTTGTGGTCAAGATGACCGGCCACACGATCCGTGTCGAGGATCTGCACATCATCATCCAACGTGCGACGTCGCTTCTCGATGGGCGAGCAACGCCGCGAGAGGGTGATCCCTATTTTCCTCGTATTCGAGAGAGTGGCGCTTACGACGTTCGGACGTTCGTGTGGGGTCGCAACATCTCAGAGATGAAGGTGAGCCACAAGTACACGCATCAAGAAGCAAAGGGCATTGAGTGTCGATGCTCCTTTCCAGGACGAAAGAAAACGCTGGTAGCGCGATTCCCTGAGAAGAAGGATCGTCCCACACATCCTCTGCCTGGTGGCGCGGGAGAACAGCATTGGAAAGTGGTTCTCGTAGCGGGCGTCAAAGACGAACCGACACTCAAGCGCATTGCGGAGGACTATTACAACAACGTCTTTCGTAACGAGCTCCTCATTCAGCTCAAGACCAAGAACATGTCGAGTTTCGGAGGCGACGCGTCTGATCCTGATTTGCTCGACATGAAGTTTGGCGACAACTTCAAAATCATCATCGATCGTGGTCCCTACACTGTTCAAGGCGTCATTGAAGATGATCTCTCGAACGCACAACGCACGATCACGCGGCTCAAATCGATTGGGTACACGCAAGACTTCGCGGAGAAGGCAGCAAAGGCCTACACGAATGCAGGGTTTCAGCGTGTCTTCCGTTTGAAACAGATGAGCGTGACGTGGGATATCGATGAAGGCGTCTCAATTGATCTCAGTGGGATCAACTACGTCGAAGCGCGCGCAGACGCCCCGCTCGACGACGGCACCACAATGCCGACAGGCAAGAAGTAATGCACAACTTCCTCGATCTCGCGCTACTTCGACAAGCCGTCAAAGGACCAGGCATCGATACGAGAAGTTGGGTGAGCTACGGCACCATCGCTGAAGATTCTCCCGACTCACACAGCGTTCGATTCAAAGACGAAGAAGGCTTGCCGTTTCCAGAAGGCCCGCTGATCTCTGTTCTGCTTCATCCTTCGGGCATCCCCATCACATGCCGTGTTGCCGGAGGAGTCGGAGGCATTGGAGAGGCTGACTGGGCGCCATTCCTTCAAGGTGATGAAGTCATCATCGTCATTCCAGAAGGCAACACGCACGCAGCGCCCGTCATCGTCGGACGCCTCAACAACGAGCTCGACACCTTTCCGCTCGTGGTTGCGGGGCAGGACGTCACTGAGAACACGTTCGCGTTCAGGCGAATGCGCACGCCATTCATTCTCGAGACGTCTTCGAGCTACCTCGTTCGGAGTGCAGTTACGGGAGCTCAGTTCGGCATCGACCAAACGGGACAGGTCATCTTCAACGATGGTGATGGCTCACGCTTCTTCATGGGCGCGGATGCCGTGGGCATGTCGACCGCGGATGGTTCAACGAGCATGCAAATGCTCGTGGCCGAACAACAGATCATTCTGACTGCAGGGAACGTCACGAGCTTTCTTCTTGATGCGGTCTCTTCGATCCTCACGACAAGCGGCACGCTTTCCATTGGCACGTCAGGGCTTGGTGTTATGTCAGGGCTTGGTGTTGTGCCAGGCGGAGCTCTTCAACACGCGGTGACGCTCGAGCAGGTTCTCTCGCTCTTGATCAATTGGACGATCCTCCTTGCAGGTCCCCAAGGATCAACGACGTTGGCATCTGAGCTCGGAGCGGCGGGCAAGCTTCTTTCCACCGTTCCAAGTCCGTTCCCTCAAGCATTCGACACAGCGCTGTCTGCGATGCTTCTCCTCGCAGCGAGCCCTACTCCAAGCACACCCACGACAGCAGGCGGGAGTTACTTCACGTGGCCTCTCACCTTCACGCCAATTTTTGGTGGGGTCAGTGCGGCTCTTGCTGCACAAGCAAGCGGATCGTCAATCGACCCAACAGGATTCGTTCCTGGTATCGGTCGATCCGGCTTCATGTACTAAACGCGCTACGCTGGGGAGCATGGCACAAGGCAAAGCGTGTGATCTCCCATCGGCAGATGCATCGTTCAACGCACCATCTGTCAACGCATCGCTCTGTAACTTCTCGATCAAGCTCCCATCCTTCAAGGTTGGGTTCAACTTCGCGCTACCCGCGTTTGCGCTCCCATTCCCAAAGTTTGGCTTTGCGCTCTCCTGCGATCCATCCGCCCCCATCAGCGTGAGCGCGGGGCTCGAGTTTGGCGGTGGGAAGGTCGCCTGCTTCGACGTCTCACCTGATTCGTCCGACGTCTGATAAGACTTCGGGATGGCTCTTCTCGCACAGATCAAGCTTGTTCAAGGATTGAGTACACCTCCTGCGGGACAGGCGTTGATCGGAGTTCTCACAACCACGGTTGTTGCCTCAAATGGCAATAACGCAGGAGTGGTGACGTGGGCATGGAGTGTCATCGACAAGCCGCCAGGCAGTACGGTCGCAGGACCGGGGCTCGTATCCTCATCGCCAACATTCTCATTCGCTCCTGATGTTCGCGGCGGGTACCTTCTCGAGCTCACTGTCCGAGATGCGCAAGGGGTGTCCTCCACCGATCGCCGCGTCTTTCAGGTGACCGAAGCTTCGGGCTACATCATTCCACCCTTCGAAGCCAAAGCATCCGCATTCAATTTCGGGGGGCAGACGCGTGGATGGGCGAAATATCTCGAGGAGCTTCTCCGATTTTTGATTGCCGGCATCGGTGGTGCAGCGGCTGTCATCTTTGATGGCGGCGGATCACAGCAAAACCTCCGCTCGACTAAGACAAATCAGTCGCCAATCAACAACACGAAGACAGGCATCGTCAACTTCGCGTCACGAAGCTCTGGTGGGACAGCAGGCGCCGTAGGCGATTACGTGACGATATCGGGTGGTGATCGTCACGAAGCGGGCTCCACCGGAGCTACCATTTGTGGTGGGCGTGCGAATGAATGCAATGGTGTGGACGGCGTCGTGGCGGGAGGAACTAGTAATACCGTTGCCATAACTTTGGGGTTTGTCGGCGGTGGTCAAGGCAATAGTGTGATTGCCAACGCTGGCGGGTGTGTTCCTGGTGGATCCTATGGGACGGCCAGACGCTCGGGCGAGATGGCCCATGCCGATGGCCCCCTCAGTACGATCGCACGTCGACAGGCATCGCAATACATGGTCAGAGGCCTATCGACCGGTGCACCCGTCGTTCTCTTGGACAATTTGGGCGGCCAGCTCATAACACAATACGGGAGAATGTATCTCATTCTCGCGAAGGTCGTTCTCCAGAGGACCGATGCGGTAGGTCAGTCTTCGCAGACACATATCCTCACTATTCATCAAGACACGTCTGGCTTTTGTGTCATCGACCAAGACTCACAGATCAATGTCTTCGCTGGATCTAGCGGCGGCGTTGTCGCATTTTCTGTTACGGGGGCGGATGGGAATCTAGTTGCCACACTCACCACAGGAGGTGAAACCGTTGATGCCTTCGTTGTGTACGACTGGGCCGAACTGACGAATGGAGGCATCTAATGCCTGTTGATTGGGAAGATGAACATCGTTTCGGAGATCACGAGACGTTTGATACGGCTATTAGCGAACATCAAAACCGCGGATTCAGTGTGGATGATGATGCGAGCTCGGAAGAAACTGAAAGGTACTTCCGAGGCTCCGTGACGAATTGGTTAAACTCCGGATTCAAGATTGATGAAGAAGCGACCAAGAAAGAGATGGAAAAAACCAAGAAGCGGTGTGCTGTGCTCAGAGGTCTCGACGCAAAAAAAGAGATGATCTCTGTGACAGTCACAGCGCCACGGTGTGTCATCATGACTCGAGAGATCTCGAGCCGAACACTCAAAATCTGTTTTCGGATGGCAGAATAACAATGCCAGGTTGGGGAAGTGGTCCGTGGGGGGATCTTCCGTGGGGAGATGATGACGCCACCTTTGCGCTTGTTGCCGCCCTCGCTATCCGTGAAAACGTCATTCGCGTTGCGTTCAACCAACGTGTTTTTCTGAACGGGCTTCTCGATTCGTTCGATGCGAGCACTCCTAATAAATGGTCGCTAACTCCTGACACATCAACCATGGGGTCAGATGGGCAAGTAGCTCGGCTTGCAACCGTCGTTCGCGTAGAGCTCAGCGATGTCGATCCAATCAATGTTGGACATTACGTTGATCTCACACTCGATCGTCCGCTCACCTCACATCCCGCTCAATACACACTTGATGTGAACGCGGTCTACAACGAAGATCTCACCGAATTCATCCCTGGCGATACACTCTCCATCCCCGCGGTCTTCAAACAAATCGTGCCTCCGAGCTTCGACACGGCGAAGCAATCACGCGACATCGCCAATCCTCAATCTCTCGGCGGAACGCTTCTCTCGGGAGCTCCGGGGCTCGAGTCACTTCTTGGGACGCTCCGAACAGACTCCACGGGTGACTACTCGTTTGATCAAGGCAGTGACCAGATGCGCAAGCGCATTATTCGACGACTCATCACGAAGAAGAATGCCTTCGCGCACCTTCCTGGATACGGCGTGGGCATTCCGTATCTCGGCAAACAGCTCCTTGTCGCTGCACGTCTCGCCGCAGTACAGGCGGACGCACAAGTGCAGATCCTTCAAGAACCAGACGTTGCCAACGCCACAGTGAAAGCCATCATCGATCGACAGAACCCAAACATCGTGCGCTTTCAGATCTTCGTCACACCGAAGCAAGGCGCGCCGTCCAATTTCGAGGTTCCGTTCAACACAGCGGGGTGAGCTGATAAGGTCGGGGCATGCCTCCCGACCTTCCGACGCGCAGCCAATTATTTACGCTCGCACGTGACTATGTCACGTCGCGCAACACAAAGATCGATCCCAACCAGGTCAACATCGAAGGCTCGGAGTCCAACATCATCGCGGGGACTTCAGCCATCCTCGCAGCGGCGTGCATCGCGCAACTCGGTGGACGAACAGCCGCTCTCACGCTCGATGGGTGCGAGACGGATGAAGACCTGGATCGGTACGCGTTTGATCGCTACCAAGAGCTCAGGAAGGGCGCCTCTCCTGCGCTTGGAGAGGTCACCATCTCGCGCGTGACAGTGGCGGGTGGAGCAGGGTCGGTTCCCATTGGAACGAAGCTTGGAACGCTTACAGGCGTTGAGTACATCACCACAACGACGGCATCGTTTGGTGTGTTGGATCTTGTATCACGCGCCGATGTTCGCGCCGTGGTCGCAGGTAAAGCAACGCAGGTCGACAAAGAGAACATTCGACGGTTCTCGAGTCCCGGTGATCTCTTCGATCGCACGCTCACTGTCATCAACGCAGCGGCGACAGCGGGTGGTGAAGATGCCGAAGACAACGAGACGTTCAAAAACCGTTTGCGAGATTTCTGGCGGACCGCACGACGCGGGATTCTCGCAGCCATCGAGTTTGGTGCGAAGACGGTTCCTGGTGTCGTCTCAGCGATGGCGATCGAAGTCTTGTCGACAGGCGGGCAGCCAGCGCGACTTGTTCAGCTCTTCATCTCTGATTCGTCGGGCGTTGCTTCTGATCAACTCGCGAGTCTCGTTTACGCCGCGCTCAACGAATATCGCGCGGGGGGCATCCAGGTTCTCGTGTCCACATCTGTTCCGCTCATCGTCAACATCAGCCTTCATCTGACATTCCGCGCCAACATCGACACAGCGACACTCACTGACAACATCAAAGCCGCTGTTGAAGTCTTCGTGAACAGCCTTCCGGTCAATGGGACGCTCTACCGCGCGGAGCTCAACTCTGTTTTGCAGCGTTACGTCGAGGATGGACTCATCGTGAACGACAGCACCATCGTCACGCCAACCGGTGACCTCGTGCCCACAACAGGGCAGACGATCCGAACGACTTTGGCCAATATTACGGTGGTTTGATTCGTGGTTTCGTAGAGTTACAGGTTTAGACAGATCGATCTGTCTAAAATCTCTAAGGTGGACTGAAGCGCATGACGACCCCCAAAACCGGAGCTCTGACGTTCGATGATTTCCAGGCGATTTGGCGAAGCATCGTCGATCGTGAGTACCGTGAACCACTCGAGCGCGCGGGCGATGGGCACGGCATCGAGGTCTTTGCGCAAGCGTGGCACGTCTTCGAACGCATCTCACGCGCCATCGATATCACCACGCAAGCCATGTTCATCCTGCCTTGGAGTGGACAGACCAACCCATCAGCGGCGGGAGAGGCCAAGGCAACTGTTACGCTTACGTTCGCGCGAACGCTCTTGCAACGAGCTCCTCTCAGGCTCGCAGCAGGAACAATCTTCGCCGCGCATCAAATCGTTGATTGGGGTGAGAACATTGGCGAAGAAGTTCTCACGGGGCTTCTGTACGTCCTAACGGATGATCTCGTCTTCCAGCCTGGCGACAGTGGACCGTTCACAATCCCTGCCGAAGCCGAAAAGGCGGGGTACAGCTACAATGACCCTCAACCCAATACGATCGTCGTCATCCCGCAAGTTGGGTACAACTTCGAGAACGATCTGGCAGATGTTCTCTTCGTGACGCCCGTGGGGCTCGTCGCTCCGCAGGTCTGTGGTGTCTTCATCCGCGCAGCCAACCAGGCCGACATGTTTGTGTCGGAGCACGTTGGACAGCAATTGCTTCTCACTGTGGGCGCCAACGCCGGCAACATTGCGCGCATCAAGACGTTCTATCCGCCCGATGTGCCCAATGGGCTCGGCTCGATGGTGGAGCTTGAATTCACCCAATCGGTTCAAGGATCGGCATTCGCGGGAACGTTCCAGGTTGGGGAGGAGATTTCTTTCACCAATGGCGGTCCTGAGGTGCTTCGTGGACGGCTTTTGGGCTTCCGGACCGTGGGAGGTGTCAAAAACCTTACGTTCGTCGTTCTGAGAGGCAATCCGGCGTCTGTCATTGCCACCACGCTGGTCACCGGAGTTGTGAGCGCGGCGACCTTGACGGTTGCGTCCCTGATCTTCCCGCAAACGTGGGTGGGTGAAACAGGGACGGCTGCCTGGCGCATCTTGCAGTGGGAAGCCGATTGGAATCTCACGGTCACCAACGTGTTGGCGCCTGATGGTGGTCTCGCAGGGTGGCTCGATGAGCTCGGAGCTGAACGCGCGATCGATCGCGCGACCAAAGAATCAGATGTGCTCTACAGGCAGCGCATTGCTGTTCCTGCAGACGTCGTGACGCCCAATGCCATCAAGAGATCCCTCAATCGCTCTCTTGGCACCATTCCTTGGTGCTTTCGAGAAGTCGGCACGTCCAAGCTTCCCGGATTCTTCCTTGATCAAGATGCACTCGACACGGACACGTTCACTATCGCGGGTGTGCTCACAGGAACATTCCTCGCCAATGAACGCATCGTGCTTGAGCAGTTCATTCCTGCGGGACCACTCCTCTTCGTGGTGGGCGGATTTTTCGGTGGGATCCTCGGCGGCGTTCTCTCGTTCATTGCAACGCAGAACAAACCGCCAACCGTACTCACACCACCCGGTTCGTACCGTGTTCGTGGGCTCACGAGCGGCGCCATGTTCGTTTGCTCGGCAAGTCCGGTCATTGGGGCGGGAATCGTCGACAACCGATTCCGATACGTCCTCGATTACGCCTCGTTCCGAGCGTATTTTCTCGTAGGACTCACGAATCTCAGTGTCGGAGAGTTTGGATTCGCGTTCGATGCGGGCCCGAATAACGCATGGGGAGCTCCTATCTTCTTTGATGGGTTTCCTGTGGGCGCGTCAGCGATTTATGGGCGTGCAAGACAAGCTCTCAATCAGGTAAAAGCGGGCGGTGTGGGCTTCGATTTGTACCTCATCGATGAACCTTGTACTTAGTGGAGATGCAGGTTGATCTCACCACGGTACTCAGTGTTCTGAGCACCATCGCGTCACTCGGCTTTGCAGCTTGGCTCACGACTGCGCGCTACGCATGGTCGAACCGAGAGAAGGACATCGATCGTCGCATCGAAGACGTTCGATCCCTCGCGGCTGCGGTCGACACACGCCTTCACACCGAAGAGAAAGCGACCATTCGTCAGGATGGTGAGATCTCACTCGTGAAGCAGACGCACGGCAACATCGACGATGATGTCCAAGAGATCAAGCGGACGATGGTGACAAAGGTGGAGCTCCAACACCTGATTCGAACGACCGATCAGATTCTGCAGAAGATCGAAGGGCGCCGATACACGCCACCTGCCATTGGGCGCGTCGATCCTTCTGAGCTCCCGCCCAAGCGCTAAGGCTTCACGGTTTCGTCAGGCGTTGGCTTGTGAGCGGCAACGGGAGAGCCACGTCCGGCGATGTGCTTGGCGGCGTCTTCTGCGCTCTGCCCGAGGATGAGCGCACCAACGAGATACTTCACCATGCTCTCGACTTGGTCCCACTGGGCTTTGCCGGCGAAGAACGCTCCGAAGGCAGCAGTCACAACAGCAAGCACGATGAGAGCTTTAGAAGAGCCAAGGATGCGCATGAGGGGATTCGTGGTGTTAGGATTCATATCGCACGGATAGCTCAGATCCCTTTGAGATGCATAGGCAACGGTGCTTGACCGGCAGGTCCGCAACGAGACACTGACACCACGGCATCCCACACGGGTGGTGGAAGTGGGCAAGGGAACAGCACACGTGATGCTCCAACGCAGAAAGGCCACCCTTCGAGAGGGCAGCCTTTAGCTGGGAACCGAGTGTGCGGGGCGTTGTGGTTTCCACCCTAAGGAAACGCAGTGTGAGTGCGTTTTGCGTGTATGCCCCACGCGATTGGTCCCAACGCGAATCTATGCAGCCACTCGAGGTTGGTCAACCTCTGAAAGAGAAGCGAGCTCATCGAGCATCGGATTGAGCTCTCGAGATTTTATCCCAGCTCGATAGGTTCCTTCGCCAAGTCCGCGCTCGAAGTGGTTGATCTGGCAACGCACGACAGCATCGAGCTGCCTCATTCCACGCTCGCTTTGGCAGTGTGTCGCGCGATGGATCCCACACCGCACATACCGTTTCATTGCGCGTATCGTCTCGTCGCGCGTCAGACCCCGATAGCAACACGCCGCAACGAGGATCCGGATGGCGGGCCATGATTCATCATCGTCCATGCCTTGCTCGAGAAGTCGAAGCACTTCGAGAACGAACGCCGATCCGCAAAGAACAGCATCGGACGGTCGGATCGTTTCAATGGCAACGGGTGTGATGTGTGGCGTAAGGACATCCCAAAGCGCTTTCACGTTCACGAGTCCTGAACCACCCACGACGCGCTCAATCTCGATGGCGCGAAGATGTGAGCAAGGCTTGGTGATGTCGCGTCCAACGAGCCTATGACCAGCGCCAAGTGGTAATGCGCACGTGCGTCCCGTGCCATCAGAATTGATCTTCGGGAAGCTCTCCACACGCTTTGGATCAGCATCATTGGTGCGGGTGAGTACCAAGCTCCGCCAGCTCGCAGCGATCCTCGCTGCTTCGGTCACAGGTACCGCGTCTTCGAGCAGGATGAACGCGTGATACCCGCGCGGTGTCATCTCGACGTGAACATCTTCATCGAGGCTCATTCGAGCGGCGAAGACGAGCTCACTGCATTGTTCTGCGATCCACTGGCGACGAAGCGTCTTCTGACTGTCTGCAGCGCCGATGGATGGATGGATGCCGTGCGTTTCCCACCAAGGACGTGGTGGTTCTTCGTGCGCATCGAAATCTAGGATGATGAGCCGTGTATGCGTGAAGCCAGAAACGGCGATGCGATCTTGTCCCGAGAGCATTCGCTTCAGAGCATCACGACAGAGCGGAGAAGGAGTTTTCTGCCATCCCTTCTGTCCAACGGGATACCGGTACCTCTTCCCGTTCCGGATGCCTTCCTTCCATGGTTGGTCGTGATTGCTCACACGCCAGTAAGACCGACCACTGAGCTCGAACAACCTCTCGTAAGCCGACACGAGTCCATCCCACTCAACATCCGTTCGACGCTTCCGTTTTCTTGGGTGCCCAGGGGCCCCAACACCCCCACGGATTCCTTCCCCTAGAGAGTGATCCGAATGTGTACGAGAACACGAAGCTTTTTGGAGGAGCTTGCGAGACGACTTTGGGGGAAGTAGATTTGGTTTCACTGAGAGGCGCCTGTTACGCTGACTCGGTCGAGACCCCAGGTGCAAACTGAGGTCTCTTTCTATTTGGATGGGATGGACTGATCTATAGTCGCATTCTCACGAGTGCGGCAAGGATGTCGAAGATGCATCCACTTTTGATTGCTATCCAACAATTGCCCGGTCAGAAATGGGCAAAGCTCCGAAGACGACGCCTTCGAGATGATGAGCTCGAAGAACGAGATGGTGTTCTTGTTGCTGTGAACGCTGAGACCGGCGTGGTGCGACCAGTTTCACAAGCCAAACTTGATCGGCTTGCGGAGATTGTGGCGGAGTCATTGGCATCGCGTGCTCTGAATGCAGCGAACAAGAATGCCATGATCGTTGCTGGCGTGAACGTTCACCGTCTTGTCGAGGTAGCTCGCAACGTTGTGGCAATCCACGCGCAGAGTAAGCAAGCTCGTAATCTCGAGTCGATCAGAGATGCGACGAAGATGTTGCATGAGGCGATCGATGAATTGCGCGCGGTGGTGAGCGGCAAGGATTGAGTATGCGGAAGGCGAGCGACACGGACCTTGAAGCGAATGCAGCGCTCTTCGAATCTCTCGCGATGATTCGTGATGCTCATCTTCCCAACCCGTGTCCAAGCTGCAAGTCCATCGAGGATCACTTCCAATGCATGCGGTGCAAAGAGTGCATCCTAGATGATGGCGCGTTGGATCGGGTTCGTGAATATGACGCTTGCCCAGAATGCCGTTGTACCAAATTCCAAGGCGTCATCATCAAGATCCCTTGGGCGATGACCTTCGCGGAGTCTCTTCGTGAACAGGTTGAGAAGGGTAAGAAACCAACGGCGAAGCAGCTTGCCAAGGTGCACGAGCTACGACTTCAACTTGATCAAGGATTGCCTTTCATTTGGGAGAAGCCAGCCATCATGTGGCTCACACCCAAGATGCCAGTGTGTTGGGATCGCGGTGTTCGATTGCTTGAAGATGCCGGTAAGCTTTCGGCTGATGAAGTCTCCAAGCTTGTGACCATCGGCAATGACGAATTTGTATTTCTCACACAAGCGGCGGCACAAGAGGACATCGATCGCGTGAGGACTCTTCTTCGAGCGTGCATCTACGAATGGACCGGATTCACAGCACTCGTGACACGTCCATATTGGAGGGCTGTGATGACGCGTCTAACTGTGCCTGTATCAAATTCAGTTTCTCTCGAACGCGCAACGCACGATTTTTCGTACTTCATGATTGAGCTCGATAAAGTTCATCTGTGGCTTGTGGGTCGAAAACCACCTCTCGTGCGCGACGACTGCCCGTCACATCTTTTCGAGCTTCGCGATCAAGCATGTCGTGGTGACGATGAAGCCGCACTTGTCCTTCGCGATGCCATCATGGAAGGTTCAACGCAGACCGCGATGAAGCGTGGACGCGTGTGAAACCATCCAAGCGCAAGCCAACACGGCGTGATCTGTTAGTCGTGATCGGACGACTTCAAAATCTTGTTGGTAAGGCATCGGCGCAGAACAATGACCGGAACCAACATCGTGCAGCACAAGTTACCGCGTCTCTCGATGCAGCTTGCGCCCTCTGCATTGAAGCTCGGTCGCAAGATTCTCCCATCGATGACAATCTCGGGCCGTGGGGAATCCAAGACCTAGAAGCGAAAGCGGCAAAGAGACAGGTGTGAGCCGCAAGATCAAAGTCATCATCGACAACAGGATTCGTGTTCGCGTTGGTGACTCGGAGCTCGCTGATCATCTCAAGGCGCGGTTCACGCACGACAACCCCCATCGTGAAGCGCTCCGGTACATGGACATCCCCGGATGGTGGGCCGAACCGAAACGATACGAGACGTGGAACGATGATGGCGATGGATGGCTCTCGGTTCCTCGTGGCGGATTTGCTCGAGTCAAACAAGAAGCTCACAACCTCGGGCGTGGCCTTCACGTCGAAGACCATCGTTGCCTAGGAACGCCCCAAGCTGGCGGGATGCCGGATCATGACCTCTCGCTCTACCCCCATCAGCAAAACGCCGTAGAAGTCATCCTCGCCAGGGAGAACGGCCTTCTCAAGGCTCCTACAGGCTCAGGCAAAACGTCAGTCGCGATGGCCATGGCCGCGAGAACGGGCCTTCGAACGCTCGTCATCGTTCCAAATAGGGTCCTTCTCGAGCAATGGTCCGAACGTGCGCAACGCGAGCTCCACCTCACACGAAAGCAAATCGGTGAAGTGCGCGGTGGAACGTTCAGGATCGGAGATATCACGATCGGCGTTGCTGCGAGCGTGGGCAAGCATGCATCCAACCCTGAGTTTGCGAGGCAGTTTGGAACGGTCATCGCGGACGAAGTGAGCCTCTTCGCTGCAAAGACGTTCTTCTCTGCCATCGATCCTCTTCCGGCGCGGTATCGCATCGGGGTCTCAGCGGATCACAAGCGCAAGGACAAGAAGGAATTTCTGATCACGGATTTGTTCGGTGACGATCCCACGACGCTTCATCAAAAGGATCTCATCGCGAGCGGGCACATCCTCGATGTCACCATCAAGATCGTCCCAACCAACTTTCGAGCGGATTGGTATGGGCTCGGAGAAGAGGATCGCGAAATCGATTTTGCTCGACTCATTCGAGAGATGTCAGAGGATCGTGATCGGAACCGGCTCATCGTCGAGGCGACAAGAGAAGCCGCTCGTGTCGGGCAAGTCGTTGTGTTCGCTCACACACGCGAACACGTCCTGAATCTCGAGCAAGTTATCAGCGGCATGGGAACGAGCACAGGTCTCCTCATCGGCGGCGATGACTACTCGAAGGTGTTTGCGCACACGATCGAAGGTCTTCGAAAGGGACAAATCCAAGTCGGCGTCGGAACGTACAAAGCCATCGCGCTTGGCGTCGACATTCCAAGGCTCGGGTATGGCATCGCGGCGACACCTATTGCAGCAAACAAACAGCTTCTCCAACAAGTGCGCGGAAGGATCTGCCGAACAGCGACGGGCAAGGTATCGGCAACGCTCGTCTACCCGTGGGACCGTTTCGTTTTTCCAACGCACGCAGAAAATCTCGCGCGATGGAATGCGAACACGGTAATCCTTGATCCGATTACGAAAAATTGGATTCCTGCGAAAGATTGGGTCAAGCAAAACAAATCGCGGTAGTAATGCTGTTGGGTTCCACCACCAACCCGAGGAGCAGAACGAATGGCGCGACGTCGACTAGAGAACGGGACTCCATCTTCAGAACCCGTACAACCTCAAGGATTGGTTCCACCTGAGGCGTTCGCATGTCCTTTCTGCAAGAGCAAAATGCTCTCTGCAGAATGCAAACAGATCGACAAGATCACGTGGGCATGCGCGACGTGTAAGGCGGGGCTCTCTCACGCAAATGCAACGACGATCGATCCACCACCCGCCAAGCCGTCAAAACACGAGCCACCCAACGAGAAACCATTCGAAGTGCTCGATGGGAACGAGAAAGAAACTATAACAGTAACTTGGGGTGAAGAGCTCTACACGCCACGACAGTTTTGCTCGTATCGCGTCGGGCCCTTCTCCGCTTCAACGACTGTTCGAAAGGGAGAAACGCGCGTTCATGCGGGGATGCGTTTGATGGAGGAGCTCAGAGCTTTTGCGGATGTCGAACGTCGCGCAAAGCGCCAAGCATTCACACAATCGCTGAGGGAGCTCTTCAATGAGACGAAGGCATCATGACCGCGCGCAAGAGAGATCCTCAGTCCGAGATCTTGGCGGCGAAGGGTTACCTGGATGAACCAGAATCCAAACCTCCTGCATCCCTTGGTGATTGGGCGCAAGCCAACAAGTCGAAGACTCCTCCAAGAAACGGAGTGGCATCGAGCTCGATGAACAAGGCTCTCGCCGAAGCTGAGAAGCGGACGGAGACAGAGGATTGGGCGGGAGCAAAGCCACTCGTGTTCGTCGCGCTCTACCAAGGGCTTCACACGCATGTCTATGGCGTAGAGCCAGGCGAGCTCGGAACCAAAGAGCGCAAATTCGCAGCGTGTGCGGCGGCGCGCATGCTTAAGAACGAATTCGATAATGACGCCAACATCATGGCGGAATTCTTTCGGTGGACGTGGAAACGTGAAGCGAGCAAACACAAGTGGCGCATTGAAAATCAGCGCCCACACTTTCGCATCACGTGGCGACTGATGTTCGCGCGGACGTTGCTCACCGATTGGAAAGTCGAAAAGTTCAGTCCGCGTCATTCGCGTAAGGAGCAGGGCACGTGATCGCACCTCCAAGCACTGATCTCACGAAGACTTCTCACCCATGGGCCGTCTATCTGCACCACCGGGCACGTGTGCTGCGTTGGCTTCATGATCAGGGCAAAACGCCAGAACAAATTGTGAGTGAGCTATCGATGGATCCGATGCAAGTGCGATTGATTCTGATGACCGTTGAGGAGCATCCCGAGACTTACGATCAAACGTCGCCTGTTCCAATTCCGCGTTAGATCATCATGGCAAGGCGTTTGATAGCGGGGCCCAAGAAGGCTCAGGCTGAGGCTCGTCCGATTTCCGTACCTCACGATCCAGTGAGTGAAGCGGTCGTCATCGCGGCATGTGCTCACGATCGAAAGATTCGAAAGACGCATCTTCGAATCCTCCGCGTCGATCACTTTCTCGTTCGTGAGCACGCTGAGATTTGGACCGCGTTTGGTGAGCTCGAAAAGCAAGGGCTTGAATACGACGTCGAAGCGATCGAGCGCTTCTCGAGCGCGAAGGCCGCGCAGACCATCCAAGAAATCACCGAAGCTCGCACAGACGTTCCGCCAAATCTTGAATGGCACGTCCAGAATGTCATTTGGGACAAGATCCGAGCCGATGCGATCAAGGGCCCTATTGCATCTTTCTTTGAGGCAGTTCGCGATCCAACGGCGGATCAAGATCGCGTGCGCATGTTTGCGCGACAAGTCTCGACGGCATTCGAAGGAGGAAACGATCGAAGGTTTCTTCTCGATGGCAAAGAGATGGTTCGCCAGAACATGCGCGACCTCGATGCGCGTCGCGAAGGACGAGAGACGTTTCCTTACGGCATCGATGGTCTCGATCTCTATGAACCTGAAAACGGCATCTCGAGACGCCGTCTTGTTGCGGGCACAAGGCCGGGCATGATCACGGTGGTGACTTCGAGCTCGGGAGCGGGCAAGACCACGGTGACAGCTAACATCACGCTCGCTCTTCGACGTTTGCAGCGGCGTGTTCTCTATTGCGCATGGGAGATGAGCGGACGACTCACGCTCGAGATTTTGGCGGGGATGGAGCTTGGTTGGTTACGTGCAGATCTCATGAATCCTGACAACGCGCCGACAGATGCACCCGTCAACACGCGCGAAGGTCAGATCGCGCTTGAGGAGATGCAACACGAGCTCAACAAATACATTCGATTCGCAGAGAATCCTTTCAAGAAGCGCATCGCAGAGAAGCCGTCGAATGAACGGAACCTCGACATCATCCATCAGCTCATTTCGGATTCAGGTTGCGAAGTGTTCATCGCTGATCTGTGGAAGCGTTGCCTTGCATCGGGCAAGGCCAAACCAGACGATGAAGAAGATGCGCTCGTCCGCCAGCAAGCGATGGTTGAGGAGCTCGGAGTGCACGGCATCCTTCTTCAACAGCAACGCCTCAAAGACATCGAGCAACGGACCAACAAGAATCCCACACGTGAAGGCATCATGGGCTCAAGTGCTTGGGTCGCCATCGCGGATTGCATCCTCGGCATTCACCGTCCATTCCTGTGGAAGAACGTCTCGGATGATCGGCTTGAAATAGACGTGCTCAAGCAACGCTATGCGCCGTGGCCACTCGCGATTGAATTCGATTGGGACCCCACACGCGGACTCATTTCAGGAGGGCGATCGATTGCATACACAAGGCCAGGTGAGACGAGTGAGTTTGATCAGGCAACGGGAATGGGGAAGTTTCTTGGTGGTGGCGGTAAGAAGCGAAGGTCATGAGCGTCGCCATCGATCACGTCATTGTTGTTTGCACAGGATGTCGTCGCGAACGCACGGTCTATTTTGATAAGCCGTTGAACGGTGCTCAAGAGCTCGTTGTGTGGATGAAGACCAAGCTGACGCCGTGTGGATGCGGCGCCACAACGTGTGATGTGAAAGCGCATATTCAAGGCACATGACGCGTGTTGAGAGCATTCTCAAGCGGCTTGGAATCGAAGCGACCAAGCACGGGCCAGAATGGGTGGCGCTCTGTCCCAACCCATCACACGACGACCACAAGCCTTCGTGGCGCATCCGTGACGATCCGGGCGGTCCACGCGAAGGGTTCCACAAATGTTGGCCATGCGGATTCGGGGGCGGGCTTCTCCATCTCGTTCGGACGGTCCTCGATCTCAAGTATCGAGATGCGCAAAAATGGCTCGAGTCCGAAGAGCTGGCGGCGCCTCCACCTGCAGGCGTAGAGCTCGCCATTCGAACGAGAACGGCCTTTCGTCTTCCGGAGGGTGTGGAGCTCAGTCCCATGTCACGGTGGGTGACGTCGGCTCGGAAGTTTGCGGAGAAACGAAGTATCACGTCATCACAAGTCGACAAGTGGGGAATGGGTTACGCCATCGAGGGAAGGCTTGAAGGTCGCATCGTCATTCCTGTTCGGAACAAGCGTGGCCAACTATCGGGATACACCGCACGTACGTTCGTCAATCATCCGAAGCGCTATCTCGAACCAGAAGCATTCGAGCGCGCCAATCGAGGTGTTCTCTTTGGGGAGCAGTTTTGGAGTAAAGGTCCCGTCATTGTGCTTGAAGGCGCGATCAAGGCGCTCGCGGTTGAACGTGTGAACCCAATCAATCTCGCGGTGACTTCAGGAAGTGATCTTGGAGCAACGATCGCGCTCAAGCTCGCGACATTCGATGAGGTCATCATCGCAACGGACAACGATCCCGCGGGCGACAAGCTTGCTGAGCAGATTGGATGGGTGCTCGATCGCCAACAGGTCTACAACCACCGTCTTCAGTTTCCGAAGGGCCGTGATGCCGATCAGATGGATCCAACGGAGCTCAACGAGTTGATAGAGTTGTCCCTATGCGCAATGCGATAGCGCGGGCCGAATGGAGACGGTCCATTCTTCAAACGATTGACAATCACGGCGGGAACCTCAATCGCACGGCGAAGACTCTGGGCATCACACATTCGTGGTTGCGAAAACAGCTTAAGGTCTTCAAGCTTGAGGAAGACGTAGAAAAGATTCGGGCTTGGTGGGCGATCAAGTTTCGACTTCGAGACTAGAGAGATCCTCAGTGCGGCAAGGATGGGGTAATGGCACGACCACAACACACGTTGACAGCTCTCGCGGCAACCAAGCCAGAACAGGCCATCCGTCAGATTCGATCTGCGATGCGAGATGCTAACTTTGAGTACGTTGCAGCGGCTGCAGTCCTCGGCATGTCCCAATTTCGGTTGCGTCGCCTTTGCAAGGAGCTCTCACTCAGCGAAGAGATCCTTAAAGGACGAATGCGTGTTGGTGGTGATCGGCGTGGACGTCCAGCCATTCCCACTCCTCCTGTGAAGATTCTCAAGCGAATTTTGGAGGATGCTGCGGGCAATCTAAACGAAGCAGCTCGTAAGCTGAATGTTGCTGCGCCGACTGTCGCAAGGTGGGTTGAGGAGCTCGGTCTCTCAGTCTAATCAACGAGTTACAAGTTTAGACAGATCGATCTGTCTAAACGGTTGGATGCCGAAAAAAACCGTTGCAAAAACCATTTCGTGAGACTACCTTCAAGCGATAGAAGGTGGTGACGCGATGTCGAAGTCGCTTCATGAAGCCGCTCGTAATCTCACGGGTGGGCAAGCGGGGTTTGCCGAGTTTGAACGGACGACGGGCAAGCTCTGGTCATGGTGGGCGAGGCGACTAGCGCGCGATGTTCCCGCATACCTTGATGATGAGGATGTGAGGCAAGAGCTTCTTATCGAAGCGTGGCGATCATCTATGCGATGGTCCGCTACTCCCACGTCCGGACGTGAGGTTGCAAAACCACACACGTGGATCGCACAGTCGGCCATTCGTGCGGGACGAAAGGCTGTGATGCGCGCAAGGGGGGTCAATCGTCATACGTGGCGATTTGATGATCCGTCACGTCACGACATCCCGTATGAAGAGATGGATATTTCCGTAGACGCGGAGCAGGAGAACGCGCTTCTAGGAGATGCCATTGTGCGCGAAGTTGCCGCGGAACATGGCGTGATTGCGGCGCTCGTGGTTCAGGCCATGACGATTTGTGAAGGAGATCCAGAAAGCGCGGCAAGGATGATCTATGACGACTGCGACGCCCGCCTGCTCTTCCGAGCCTGCAACGAAGATGATGTGCGTCAAACCATTCGAAAAACGCTTGAAGAAGTGACAACGAGGAGAAACGAACGATGAGCACGCTCGAAGAAATCCTTCCGGACATTCGCAAGGTCGACAAGAAATTCCTCTTCAAGTCCGCGGAAGGCCTCGGACTCAAAACCTCCGACGTTCGCGGCACGGCCAAGGTCATTGCGGCCGAATTCGTCAAGCTTCCGGACTCGCAACTTGCGGAGTGCACGGAGTGTGATGGCAAATTCGATGCGAAGAAATTCGAAGGTTTGCCGTGTCCTTACTGCGGTGGGACCGATGATGAAGGCGCGAGCACCGATGACTCCATCATTCCAGCGCCACCCGTCAATGGGTCGGTTGTCCTCGCTGGCGCACGAACAGAGAAGGACCTCAATGCCGCGGTGAAACGCGTGCATGCTCTCCAATCAGAGGGCGGTAAAAATCTCTGGAATCTCGGCAAGGCCATTGGGCAGATCTATGACGAGCACCTCTGGAAACAGCGCACGAACGAAGAAGGAAAGGCCATCTACAAATCCTTCGAGCAGTTCGTGACGAAGGAGCTTCGGACATCGAAGCAGACGGCGATGTGGTTGATGGATGTCTCGAAGGCGTTCGATGAGAAGCTCGCGCTTGAGTATGGCATGACCAAGCTCGGACACATCCTTCAAGCACCAAAGGAGGATCGCCAGCTTCTTCTCGATCAAGTTGCTGCGGGTGCAACGGTTCGCGAGATCAAAGACAGTGCACGAGAATCACGCGCGGCACATGGCGGACGTGAGCTCCCACGTGAAACGGATGCTCGTGGTGGACGGATCGGCCGTCGCGCCAAAGCCGTTGCAGCGACCAAGAGCAAGAAGACGTCAGCTGCGAAGAAGACGGCTGCGAAGAAGGACACCATCACCGTTGCCAAGCTTCTTGGCAAATTCCAGGTGAAGTTGTTCAAGAAGCCAGAGAAGAAGGGCGAAGAGCCGACAACGCGCGCTCGACGTCTCGCGGACAAACCGTGGGGACAACAGACGCTCGAGAATGGCGTGGTCATCACGTACATCGTCAACACGAGCTCTGCGGGCGAGATCTTCCTTTCGTGTAACGTTGAACGTAGTGATGCCTGATCCACACCTCATCGTCGTGTTCGCCGATCCCATCACTCGGAAGGTCGAGATTGAATTCCCGACCCCCGAGGGTGGGATTCTTGAACCAGAAATGGTCAAGATGCCGGGTGGAGGAGAGAGGGCGATTCTCTACTTCGACAAGGCAACCCAAGAGCAAAAGGCGCATTACGTTTTTTGGGATAACGGCACGCAAGAGCGTATTCGCGAGCTCACGGCAAATGGGCGTGGGGCCGGACTCCGGCAAACGCTCAAGTGGCTTTTGAATATGCGCATCTGGGAGGTGCAGCAGAAGACGGGTTGGGAGTATCGGTTGGAAGTCATCTCAAGAGCCAAGACTCCCGATGCTTCTGAACGCATTCGTTGATGGCGATCGGCTCGCACTCGTAACTCGCTCGTCGGGTAAGAGAGTCGTTCGATCCGTTTCGGCAGAGTGGGTTGTCTTCCTTCGAGCAGACAAGGTTTCGACCAACATCGAAAATGGGCTGCGGTCATCCGCGGCCGTCAAATCGATCCGCAGAGAAGGTGAATGGCTTCGGATTGGATTTCTCGGTCCGGAGTCGCGTCGGATTGCGACGCAGCGAGAGGGATTTTTCGCGTGTCATGGGCTCGAGCATTTCGAGGGCGACGTAGATCCTGTTCGCCGTTACCTCACGGACACTGACACGCCGATTGGGAAACCGAATCGCTGTTACTTCGACCTCGAGACGGATTCGCGCGTGCCTTTCTCGCGAAAGGATCAAGCGCGCATCCTCTCTTGGACAGTCACGGACGAAGTCCAAGGTCTCGTCGCGCGAAACATCCTTGCGGAAGATACGGACCGTGCGGAAGCCACACTTGTCAGCGAGCTTTGGAAGGCGCTCGAACCCTACGATCAAGTCCTCGCGTGGAATGGTGACGGCTTCGACTTCCCAGTGCTCGGAGCCCGGACCGATCATCTTCGCGTGAAGGCCGATCCAAGGCTTTGGCTCTGGCTCGATCATCTCCTGCTGTTCAAGAAGATGAACATGCACGCTGCAGAGTCGGGCGATGAGAAGCGCTCGATGAAGCTCGATGCAATTGCACAAGCTGTCCTTGGAGAAGGCAAAGACAACTTCGATGCGCGAAAAACTTGGGAAGCTTGGGAAGCGGGCGGTGAATCGAGAGCTCGCCTTCTTGAATACAACACGAAGGACGCGATCCTTCTGCCCAAGATCGAAGCGAAGAAGGGGTTTGCTCTTCTCTTCGATGCCATTGCACAAGCGTGCTCTGTGTTCCCAGATACATCGGGGCTCGCACCAACGCGGCAAGTGGACGGCTTCATGCTCAAGCTCGGCATGAAGCACGGCAAACACTTCGCATCGCGTGTTTACCGCGAAGGAGCGGGCGAGAAACAGTACAAGGGCGCGCAAGTCGTCAAACCCAAGATTCATGGCATCGGACGGGACATTCACGTGTGCGACTTCTCGCGCATGTACCCATCCATCATGCTCACGTTCAACATGAGTCCGGAGACGCTGACATCAGCTCCGGTCAATGGACCTCTTCCGCCCAACACGTGTCGCTGTCCGACCACGGGAGAGACCTTTCGAACGGATGTTCAAGGTCTCCTTTGCATCGCGCTTCTCGAGCTCATCGGACAACGAGACTTCTGGAACAAGAAGAAGGCATCGCTCCAACCGGGTACGGCGGAATGGCACGACGCCGATTCACGATCGAGCGCGCTCAAGAGCACCATCAATGCCTTTTACGGCGTCTTCGGAAATGCTTTCTCGCGGTACTTCGACTGGCGGATCGCGGAGTCGATCACGCAAACTGGCGTGTGGCTCATCAAGCAAACGATTAACGCGATCGAAGAGCGCGGATGGGAAGTCGTTTACTCGGACACGGACTCGTCATTCGTTCGAGGATGCACGAAGCAAGAATTCTCAGTATTCGTCGCATGGTGCAACACGGATCTCTATCCACCTCTCATCGCGAAGTGCGGATGCGCCATCAACGACATTTCGATCGCGTACGAGAAGGCCTACGACCGACTGATCTTCTCCAATGCAAAACGTTACTGCAATCCTCCGGAAGCTCCCATTTGGATGGCAGATGGCAGTTTCAAACAATTGGATGATGTTCGTGTTGGAGATGTGGTTTTTGGGTGGGTTGATGGGAAGTGGGGCGTAGGACGGAGGCAGCCAGGGAAAAAAACAGTCACAAGAAAGCGTATTTTTGGAAGTGACAGGAGTCGTAGAAAGCTCACAACTTCTGAGGTGGTTGCAGTACACAGGCATCGCGCCACGATTGTTCGTGTGACATTTGAATCTGGGCGTGTGTTGCGATGCACACCCGATCATCGGTGGCGCATTCACGGACGATCAGGAACGTATTCAGACTACGTTCCTGCAAAGGTCGGTCGAATTATTTCTCATGTGGTCGATCAGCCACGACGTCTTTCTTTTGATGAACAGCGTGCTGCTGATTGGCTCGGTGGGATTTGGGATGGCGAAGGATCTCTTGCGAGTGATAATCGTGGCCAGATTTTGATTTCACAATCGCGCATCAAAAATCCTGAGGTGTGTACGCGTATTGAGGAGTCGATCAAAAAACTTGGTTGGAATTACGGTGTCAGGACGCAACGATCCGCGGGGAATGATTGCGAGACATTCAACATTCACGGAAGCCTGCAAGAGAGATTGGAATTCATAACGTGGTGCCGACCTGCGAAGGCTGGTCGGATGGCCAAGTCTCTTTTCAAATCTAGGTTTTCGAATCCAGATTGCGTGGTTTCGGTAGTGCCGGATGGTGAAGGCGAAGTTATTGGATTGACCACAACGACGGGGAATTACGTTGTGTGGGGATTTGCATCGAAAAACTGTGCCACGTATTCGCACTACAAAGGCAAAGCTCCAAAGCCGCTTCCACAGCTCGATGAGAAGTTTGATCCCGATAAGCACTCGCATCCTGAGGTGAAGGGACTCGAGTACAAGCGCGGCGATGCGACGAAGCTTGCGGCGAAGCTCCAAGAGCGCGCAATTCACATGCTCATGCTCGGAGAGGAACGAATCTCTGAGTATGAAGATCTCGCAGAGCAAGCGCTGGATCATGTGCTCAACGATCCATTGCCTCTCGAAGAAGTTGTGCAGTCGGCCGGACTCTCGAAGGGGCTCAAAGAATACAAGACCAAGGCCAAGAAGGACGGTTCAGAGGGAGCGGACATCATCCACGTCGCCATCGGCAAGGAGCTCGCGAAGCGCGGCTATCAGATGGGCGAAGGGCAGCGTGTCGAGTGGGTCATCATGGATTCGACCACTACACCGATGACGGCTGTTCCCGCGGAGGACTACAAAGGGGAGTGCGATCGGTTCTACGTTTGGGAAAATCGCGTCTGGAAGCCCACGCAACGGCTTTTGGAAGCAGCCTTCCCCGATCACCTATGGAGGCGACTCGAGCGCATTAGGCCGCAGAAGGGACGTCACAAACCGCCACCTAAGGACCAAGCGGCGTTCGACTTCCCAGTGGAGAAGCCTTCGGTACGCATCCCCCCACGAATGCTTCCACGAGAGCCGTTTAGACAGATCGATCTGTCTAAACCTGATTTCACAATGACAACAACACCTTGGGAGCTTCATCTCAGCGATCTGGATGATTTTGGCGTGCTCAGAGAGGTGCTTCTCCGCTTCCCTGGCACGAGACCAGTGAAGATCGTTGTTCATCTCCAAGATGGGGTGCGGGCGCTCGCAGACTCGAAGCTCACGGTCGATGGATCGTCAGCTCTTGATCGATCTATCGAAGGAGCTCGCGAGAACGCGTGGTTTGCGGCAATGACGTATGCAAATGGCTAGACGTCTCGTTCAACCACCTGCCACTGATCCCTTTGACATCCCCAGCATCCCGGATGCCACGGATGATCCCTTCGAACCACAGGACCCAAAGCCAGCGAAAAAGAGTCGTAAGAAGAAGAGTGGAGATTTCACTGAACCACCTCCCTTGGGAGCTCCACACGTCGTGGGTGGTGAATTCTTCTACTGCGCGGTTTGTCTTGAACCGCAGTACATCGCGCCATCGGGAGATCCGAAGACCACATATTGCGAGAATGCGCATGGTGGAGCGGCATCGCTCGATCAAGTAACCCGAGATGAACGAATCGAAAAAGCCAAACAAGCAACAGCCCTCGAGACGTCGGGCAAGCTCGCCAAAGAGATTGCCAAGACAGAGGAAGAAGAACGACACGCGAGAGCTCGCAAGCGATTCGACTTCGAGGTCTCGAACGCAGCGAAGAAAAGTCCCCTGCGTCCCGATGTTCAGCGCGTGGTCGAGTCGGTCTTCGTGGACGACATTGGTGGGCTCTACGATGTTCTCGAGAAGGAGCTCCATCTTGGTGACGATCACAGTGATCGTGGATCTCTAGCGGCAAGACTCGGCAACGCGGCATCGAACATGCGGAAGGCACATCGCATCTTTGTGACCGCGAAGGTCGAGAAGGAGTCGTGGGAATCTCGTAACAACGTCATCTTCGGTGCGATGTGGCTTGAAGCGACCAAAGCTCTTCAAGAGGAGAAGGACGCGAAGCAGCGCAACAAGCAAATCACGGATGGTGATGTGAAGATGAAAGCGGCGGCCATCTTCGGGGATGAGTGGCACGCGCAAGAAACCGAGCGGCGCCGAGTGAAGGAGATGGTGGAGTCACTCTCCAATCTCGTGGATGCGTGGACAGCTCATCATCGAGCTCTCGAAGTGCTTCTCGGCAAATCGCGATGAAGGCGGTAATGATGGGGTGGGACGTAGATCCCAACAACCCAAACCAAGAGCAAAAACATGGCTGCTACTGAATTCGAAGCCTTTGACGACTTTCTCAATCACTCCGGTCCAAAGATGCGTGGGGGGTCACGTCTCAAGAGCTGGCACGACGCCAGCAAGCTCGATGCGTGGCTTCACACCAAACGTCTTCCGGTGGGTGTCTGGCGGCACTCATTCCCGCAGGTCATCATCCAAGAAGACAAGGACACGCGGAAGATCACGAAGCTGATCTACTCGCTCCCTATCGTCTGTCATGAGGATGAGAGCGTTCTCAAAGAGATGTACGAGCGCACGCCATCAGGAGAGCGCAAGGTTCCTCCTGTCCGATGCCCGGTGTGCAAGCTCATCGAGTATGTCAGGAGTCAGGTGGCCGCTGGAACGATGAGCTGGATCGATGAGCTCTTCAGATTCGAGGGCGCGTCCGATCCAAAGCACAACACCATCATCAGAGCGGGTGGTCTCTACGGTGCGTTTGGATCGCGCAAGCTCACCGACGATGAGAAAAAGGAGATGAAGTCGGTTGGCATCTATCCGCAGACGGCGTGGAAGTTCAATTGTATGCCGAAGCTCTCCTATGTCTTCCCGATTGTTGACAACAACAACATCGCGGGCGGCGTACAAATCACAACCGAGCCTGATCTTCTCAAGAAGAAGGTGGTCGCGACCATCATCAAGGAGAAGGAGTCAAACGGCGCCGAAGAGGGTGATCCGACTATCAACCCGTATTGCATTCGGTTCGTCTATCGAGAGGAAGCCGAAGATCTCAAGGACAAGTACGACGCGCTTCGCATCAACAAGATCCAACTGACTGAAGAGGTTAAACGGCTCATCACGAGCGACGCGCCAGATCTCTCGCAATACCTTGATCCGTTCAACGCAGCGACGATGCGATCTCGGATGGAGAAACATCTCACGGACGGCGTTGAGCTCCCATTTGACACTCTCTTTTCTGGCGTCCAAGCGAAGGACGAAGATGAGGAAGACGAAGACGCATCAGAGAGCAAAGAAGAGGAGAAAGAAGAGAAGCCAGCGCCCAAGAAGACGACGGTAAAGAAAGCCGCGGCTGCAAAGGCGGCGAACGAGAATGGTGCAAAGCCAGAAGGACCAAAGAAGGCTGGACGTCGGCCTGTTGCTCCACCTGAAGACATGGGCGACCCATGTGATGCGTGCAAAGCGCCCATGAAAAAGGGACAGCTCGAATGCGGAAAGTGTGGCGCGAAGTACGCCGACGACGATGGGACTGACACGGGCGACGATGTGCCATTCGGCTGAAAGGACTTGAACGAATTGCTAGGAGGAACCGACCTCCTGACGACGCTGCGAATCAACGCAGTGAGAGAGCTTCAACAACTGAAATCCCCCCTTCACTGTTGAAGAACGAAGAACACGCGAAACTCTCACGAGGTGACCTTCAAAAGCGCTATGCGCGCCAATCGAAGGATCGCAAACGGTGTAGCAAGCGGGGATAACAGGCCCGTACGTTCAAGGTGATCAATGGCACGTCGAAGTCTCGTTCCTGAAAACAAAGAAGGTGCGAAACGTCTTGCGGCGCTCGCAAAGGTTGCATCGCGGTTCAAGTCACTCAGGCCAGCGGTCGACGTGCTTACTCGCGTCAAAGCGGTCCCGACGATATTCCCCGACATCGATCGGGCTCTTGGCGTCGGGGGGTATCCCATCGAACGATTCACGCTCGTCCATGGACCGAGCAATCACGGCAAGACGGCGTTCACGCTTGGACTCATGAGCTCGTTCATCGCGCTTGATCATTTTGCAATTTACATCGATGCCGAACGCACCACCCCTGGTGATTGGGTTCGGAAGATGATGGGGGATCGGTTTGATGCGCCGCACTTTGTTGCGCAGAGACCTGCGACGTATGAACAGCTTCGGAAGGATATTCGAGAAGCGCTTCTCACGATCGCGAAAGCAAAAGAGGACGGCGAGATCCCACTAGATACGAGCGCGATCATCGTCGTTGATTCGTTGAAGAAGCTCGTACCCAAGAATCTCTGGGATGAGATCTTCGGACTGCGCGCGAAGGGTGAGAAGGAGAGCGGGCTTCTTAGGCGCATGGGACAAATCCAGGCTGCGATGAATGCAGCGTGGCTTATGGAGCTTGTCCCTCTTCTCGAACAGACCAACGCTGGATTCGTGGCCATCGCGCGTGAGATGGAGAACACGGATGGGAATGAATTCACACCAACCTACAAGGTCGGTGGAGGTCAAGACGTCATCTTCGATTCATCTGCAGCGATGCGTGTTGAGCGTGCATCGTGGATTCAGGAAGGTGAGGACAAGAATCGCAAAGTCTACGGCGAGAAGCATCGCGTGACGATCTACAAAACGAAAATCGCAAGTAAGGAAGGCAAGGTCGAACAAGCCTTCTTCCACACTTCAAATGGTCTACTTGTTCCCGAGGGCTTCGACCGTCCACGCGATGTGATCGAGCTCGGGCTTGATCTTGGCATCGTGAAGATGACGGGTGCGTGGCTCAGTCATGAAGGCGAGAAACTTGGGCAGGGCAAACACAACGCGGTAAAGGCTCTTCACAAGAATTCGGAGCTGATGAAACAAATCGAGGCAGAATGCCGCGCCAAGTTTGCGGCGTAGCGGCAAGGACCAAGCATGAGTAACGAAGACATGGATCTGTTCCTCGGGGCGTCTGTACGAGCGGGAACAAAGAAGGCCTGGACGCCCCAACAAGAGGCGGTCTTCGAAGCCGTGGTCAAAGGCCAGGGAAACCTTGAAGTGGTCGCACGAGCAGGTGCGGGAAAAAGCACGACCATTCTCGAGTGTGCCGTGAGACTTCCTCCCAAGGTGAACGCGGGACTCACGGCGTTCAATCGGACGATCGCTGATGATCTCAAGGCCAAGGCGCCAGACTCACTCAAGGTCCGCACGTTTCATGCGGCGGGATTCGCGATCCTCAAAGCGCACGATCGTCACTGCACGATTGACACGGACAAAGGCATTTTGCTCGCGAAGGAAGCAGCGGGGATGGGCGCGCCGACCAAGCTCGTTACAGCGGTCAAGCGTGCGGCTTCGATGTGCAAGGCTTACTTGGTCGAAGATCTCGAACGCGCCCAAGAAGTCTTCGAGGATCATGACATTGATGCGGATGGTCTCGTCTCGCAACGCGAGCTCGCGCAAATGGCGTTCGCGGCGATGAAGAGCGCCAAAGAGATGCCGGGACTTGTCGACTTCGACGATCAAGTCTGGCTCCCGATCGTGCTCAATCTCAAGCCGAAGTACGTCAATGACATCGTCTTCGTGGATGAAGCTCAGGACATGGCAGAGAACCAACTCCGTCTTGCGTTCTCACTCGCGGGCGGGGTCGGACGCATCGTTGTCGTCTATGATCCGTTCCAAGCGATCTACGAATGGCGTGGCGCGGGTACTGCGATGTTCAATCGCATACGATCTCAGCTTCAAGCCAAACAAATGCCACTCACGGTGACGTTTCGATGTGCACGATCCATCGTGCGCAAAGCCAACGAGCTTGTTCCTGATCTTGAAGCGGCACCCAACGCGGAAGAAGGTCTTGTTGAAAATCTCGCAGTGAATCAGCTCATCACCAAAGCCAGACCCGGTGATGTGATCATCTCGCGCACGAACGCGGCGCTGATCAAACAATGCATGGCCTTCATCCGAGCGGGCATCAAGAGCAACATCGTCGGGCGCGATCTTGGAAAGACCCTCTCAGGAATGGTGACAAGGTCTCAAGCAAGTTCGGTCACGGATCTTCTCGATTGGGTTGCCGCATGGCGCATGAGGGAAGTGGATAAGTGTCAAGCAAAAGACCAGGATCCTCAACCCATCACGGACAAAGCGGCATGTGTGGAAGCATTCGCAGACGGAGCTAAGAGCATCGCGGAAGTGCTGCGCAACATCTCGGTCATGTTCGATGATGGGGATGATCGAGAACGCGTTCTCTTCTCGAGCACGCACCGATTCAAGGGCATGGAGCGTGATCGTGTGTTCTTGCTTTGGAGCACGTATCTCAACGCGAGAACGGTTCGTAATGAAACCGGTGAATACGTGACGCAGGCGGTAACGTTTGAAGAGCGGGCGCTTGCATATGTGGCTATCACCAGAGCCAAAAAAGAGCTATACCTCGTAAGATGAGTGAACGATGGGCAGCACAACGGCGGTATCAAGAGCGGAACAAACATCCATGCGCGTGCGGAGCTCTGATTCACAAGACGAGTCAGCGGTGCAAAGCCTGCGACCGGCGATGGCGTGTTGAGGAGATGTCAAATCGCCCTGTCCGACTTCGCCACGGGTTCGCGAAACGTGTGAAAGGAAAGCAGCGCCCTGAATATTACATTTGGGCGTCGTTGATTCAGCGCTGCACAAATCCGTCAGCGCAGCAGTATGAGAATTACGGAGGTCGCGGGATCCGAGTGTGTGTCAGATGGCGAGTATTTGAAAATTTTCTGGCTGATATGGGACCACGACCACGCGGAGAACACCCATCGGGACGAGCTCAGTTCACGATTGATCGAAAAAACAATAATGGGAATTACACACCCAAAAATTGTGTGTGGGCGACGTACAAAGAGCAGGGCACTCATCGGACGACGTCACACGTGGTCCGATTTCGTGGTGAACGAATGACACTCCAACAATGGTCCGAGAAGCTTTGCATCCGATACAAAACGCTTCACAACCGATTGGTGAAGTTGGGATGGTCGGCCGAACGAGCACTCACTGAAGCCGTGCGGCCGAAACGTGACTGTGAGCCGCGATGAAGTACATCGCCACCTCAGACTGGCACGCGGATTGGGTCTCTCATGGGGTGAGGCGATTCGATGAGATTCAGCGTGCGGTTGAAGCGAGCTTGAAGGTCGCGGAGAAGGAAAACGTTGATGCGTACTTCTTCATGGGTGACCTCGCCAATCCAGACAATGGCGCTGCGACCATTCGAGCGATTCGATTGATCCTCGAGACGGCTGCAGCGTGCGAGGAGATGGAGATCCCGTTCTTCGCTGTGTCGGGCAATCACGACGTCATCGAAGATGGATCAGGAGACACGGTTCTCTCTCCACTCTATGCGATGTCAGCGCTCACGCATGTGTTTGAGCAACCACGTGCAACTGTGGTCAATGGGTTTGTGGTGATCGGACTTCCGTATCCCGCCGCGACCGCTCCATACAATCCTTCGGAGCTCGATCTTGTGGCGATGTATCGCGAGCACGCACAACGCGAATCCATGCCGTGTTTCGTTCTCTCGCATCTCACCAACATTCCCGGTGTGCAGCGTGGTGAGGAGAGCTCGGAGATGAATCGTGGGCGTGACGTGAAGTATCCCGTCGAACGTGTGTCAGCGTTCGCGAAAGAGAACATTCGCGTGACGGCTATACAAGGTCATTTCCACAAGCGCCAGACGGTGACATTTCCAAACTTCACACTCGAGATTCCAGGTGCGCTCGCGAGGCTTACGTTTGGTGAAGAACGACACTCACCCTGTTTTCTCTTGGGAGAAGTTTGATGCTCAAGATGAAAAAGGATGCAAATTGCAAACGCCCCGAATGCGTCCATAAACTCGAGCTCGGAGCACAAGCACGGACCAGTGAAGGAGCGATGGATGTTCTCATCGACTTTCTACTTGAGAACGGAATCATCTATGTGATGGGCGCCAAGGTCCTTCGTGAGGACAATGAAAAGCTCGCGCGTCTCTGGATTGCGGACCACGTTCCCGAGCTTCGCGTTGGTGACATGGTTTGGAGTAAACGTTGCAACGAACATTGGACGGTCGGTGCTATCGAAACTGATTTCATCATCCCATGTGGGTGGCCACTGTCGTGGGAACCAAAAGACTCGTGTGTGTTCGAGAAGGCCGCAACGGATGATGAACATTGGAAGCTTTTGGAAGAGCTCGCACGAATGAATGATCAGAAAGATCCCAGATGTCGCAGCGCGATAGTAGAGATCATGAAACGGCAGTCATCTAGCGTTCCGATCGCGATGCTTGATGCGATTGAAACAGAACGGATGCGCCGTGGCCCGTAGACTCGTCTCTCAGAAGGCCGTGCGTGAAATCCGCATTGAGAATGCGCGAGAGCTCATCACAACGACGCCTAACGCTCACGAAGAAATTCTCGAGCATGCGACGGATGCCATCGTGCGTCTCAAGACGCAGCACAACGACAGCGATGTTGAAGTGCGGGCAGCGCACGAAGCTCTCTCGAGTGTTGCTGCAAAGGTTATTGTGCAACGAGCACCAAAACCCAAATCGCCGGTTCTCGAGACCAAGTCGTCCATCACTGCACGACAAGCCGTTTTGGAGCTCACGGAAGAGAGCTCGTTCCACGACAAGCCTAAGCTTCGTGATCTTTTAGAACGCATCATGAGCGAGTGCGGCATCTGAAGCGGCAAGTATGCGGGTATGGCTCGACGACTCGTTACGCCTCCTACAATGCCAGCTCTCGACACAAATCGACTCACCAAGATCACGATGACTCGTCACGGTGACAAGTGGACCGTGGTTGAGGAACGCGAAGGTGAACAGAACGGAGAGACATTCTCTGGGATGGATGACTTTTACGAGAACCTCTTCCATTTCATGCGGCGCTACGACTGGCGTGGAGGGTGGAGGTTGTGAGAGTCGCGAAGATCTGGTTTGAAAACTTCCTGTGCTTTCGCGGGCACCAAGAGCTCCAACTCGAGTCGCTTGCGTACGCGGTTAGTGCACAGCGCGATGGCGATCGGGAGAAATCGAACGCGAGCGGCAAGACAGCGTTTCTCGAGGGCATCGGGTTTGCGCTTTGGGGCAAGCACCGACATCGCACTGAAGACGCATGGATCTCCAACGGCGAAGATCATGGGGGTGTCGGGCTTGAGCTCGATGATGGGACTTGCATCATCCGTACGCGCATTCGCGGCAAGTCCACTCGGCTTCAATTGATTGAGCATCGCGGAACGACTGAAACAGAGATGACGAGAGACCAAGCCGAGCTCCGTCTCATCGAGCTCATTGGGATCAACGAGACTGACTTCTACGCCACGAGACACCTCGAACAGAGGCAGGTCGCGAGATTCATCCTCAGCAGGCCTGAGGACCGCATGAACAGCGTTTCTACTTGGGTGGGGCTCGGACCACTCGAGCGTGCGGAAGAGCGCGCCAGAGACCTCCTGAGCACAGTGGTGACGCAAATCGAGACGGCGGAGCGAGTACGCCAAGGATGGCAGGAGAAGCAGACACACGCACTTGGCCCGTTCAAGAATGCCGAGGAGCTTCTCAGCGCGCGAAAGGACGCAGAGCAATCACTCACGATCCAAAAGCAAAAGCTCGAAGAGATCTCCACCAAGCGGTTTCGCGTGGAAGCTGACGCGACGTTCCGCGCCAGCGTCGAGCAGTATGAATCGTTGATCGAAGAAGGAACGAAGCTCAAAACCGAGCTCGATAAGATGGACGGTGGTGTCCTCAAGCTCGCGTTCGAGTCAGCGACGGAATGTCATCGAGACATTCTCGAGCAACGCGCACAGACCAATCTCAGACTGAAGCAAGTGGAAGGACCAGCGCGGGGAACGTTCGACGGAACGTGTCCGGTTGCCGAGCTTCAATGCCCCATCAAGGAGCAAATCAATCAGCGACGTGGGGCTGCGAAGAAAACTCACGAAGCAGCCATCGCTCTCAACCTCGAAATGAATCTCAAGTTTGCGACCACAGCGGGCGATCTCACCAAGCATCGAAATGCATTCCTCGACTATCAAGAGAAGCAAGCTCGCCTCAAAGAAATGCGAGCTCGGGCGCTCAAGCTCCAACCGGATATGGAGCGACGCCGGCAAGTCGATCTGTCTTCTTCGCTTGAAGAGCCCAAAGCTCAAGAAGCCGATCAAAGAAAGGTGGTCGATGAGGGTGTATCGAAGGTCACGCACTTCACGTGGGCAGTGCAGTCATACGCGGATGCAACCAAGCTCATCGAGGTGCAGAACGCGGAGATCAAAAAACTCACGCTCGCCGAACAGACCGCATCACAAGCAACGCTCATCTTTGGTCGTAATGGTGCACAACGAAGAGTCGCTGAGTCTGCTCTTGCGCAAATAGAAGCACGAGCCAATGAAGCTCTTGATGTCAGCAACATCAATCTGCAGGTCAAAGTGCAATGGGCTCGCGAAGGGCAGGGACTCGCGACAGCGTGTGAAGCGTGCGGCCATCCATTCCCGAGCTCCACCAAGGTTCGGGCATGCGGCCGTTGCAATGCTGCACGCGGACCCAAGCTCGTTCACCGACTTGACTTGGAGCTCTCGGATAGGTCGGCCGCGCTCGAAGATCTTGCAGGCGTCACAGTGGCCATGGGCGCGGGTGCGTGGCTCAGGGACAAGCGCGGATCGCAGTGGGGAACGATCCTCATCGATGAGGCATGGGGACAACTCGATGCTTCCCACCGAAGAGCGCTGTCTTCAGGACTCCCCAGCATGTTGAGAAGTTGGGGAGCGGAACAGGCTTTTATCACGGCACATCACGCGAGCGTCCTCGACTCTCTACCGGCAAGGATTGAAGTTTCCAGGCAGGGAAAGTGGAGTGAGCTCAGGGTGATCGGATAGAGTGCGTGGATGGCCACATCAGCATTGAAGACATGGGCTTCTGCACGCGCGGGACAAGCAACCAAGACACCTGCAGAAGTCAAAAGTCCTCTTCCCAAAATAGCGGTGGAAAAGAAGCCAGAAAGAGCGCCTAAAGCGAAGCTCCCACCACGTGTGTGGCACAACGATCATGCGGCAAACGATCTGCCGAAAGAGACATGGCACGAGCACTACGACAAGCATCCTGACGAAGGAGGTAAGCCGACCGAAGCTCGTAAAGCTCTCGTTCACGATCCCATCATCACGAAGGCATTCCAGGGCAAGACGCCCGTTGCAAAAGGCGAACAGAAAATCGCCATCATGACGATGGGAGCTCCCGCGTCGGGCAAGTCGAGCGGTCTGAACGGCATCGACACGAGCAAGTTTGTCGTTGTCGATCCTGACTCCATCAAGGGAAAGCTTCCTGAATACAAGAAGGCAACTCAGGATCGAAACAACACCTACAAGGGTGCGGCGGCAATGGCTCACGAAGAGTCGAGCGCTCTTGCAAAACAGATCACGAAGAAGGCCATTGAAGAAGGCCACCACGTTCTCATCGATGGCACGGGCGCAAATCAGGCCTCATTTCTGAAGAAGCTCAAAGAGCTCAAAGAGAATGGCTACCACGTACATGTCATTGGCAGTCATCTCGATGTTGGACAGGGACTCGAACGTGCTCGGGTTCGCTCAGGCAGCGAGGGTCGGCATGTTCCCGAAGAGGTCATCAAAGAGGCGTATCACTCGGTCCCTAAGAATTTTGAGGCCATCTCCAAAGCCGCTGACTCGTTCCATTTCATGGACAATCGCGGCAAGGAATCGAAGCAGGTGTGGTCCAAGGATGAAGATGGTGAGCATGCACACGATCCGCACTTCGTTGCCCAATTCAAGGCGGCGCACTGGGGTGAAACACCATCAAAAGCGCCCAAAGACCAAGCCGAACAGCTCAGACTTCTCAAAGAAGGCCGCAAGAAGAGCTAGCGCGGATCGAAAAAAACCATTACACTTTGAATGTAGGAGGTAGACCAATGGCGGCAACGAAGAAGGACCCCAAGGATCTGACGTTCAGCAAGGACCCCAAGGTGAATGCGATCCTTCACAAGGTGGGAAACGAATTTCTCGAGGGTATGAAGAACGAGGATCCGGATGAGGAGAATTTGCACGAGCTCGATGAGAGCGTGCCACTCGAGAAACGAGATGATCATCTCGGCTGAAAAGAAACCTTGACAGAAACCCTTCTAGACCTCATATTCAGTGGTGAGGGAAGGAAGGTAGAAGATGGCAACGACGTGGACGAAGCTTCGGAGTGGCGCGTGGGGCCTTCGGGGCACGGGACTTCAGGAGGGTAGCTCTGTCACGGTCACCAAGTGTGATGGGAGCTCCCAAACGGTCATTGTCGGGAAGGTCCTCTGGACAGGTCCAGATGGTGTCCAGCTGGCCGACGTGGGAAAGGCTGCGGGATCGGCGTCCACAGGGCAGCCCACTCGCCGTGCTCGACGTCGCGGTGCTCGTTACTGTGAGGGTTGGGGTGCTGATAATCCTCATCCACCACGCCCCCCGTACACATGTGATGAGTGCGGAGGTGACGAATGACACGCCGCGAACGACTCGAATCGAAGGTGGAGAAGAGGCAGGAATGGGCGGGCAAAGCTCACGCGCGTAGTGACGCACGATTCAATGCTGCGGATGCCATCTCGAGCCGAATCCCCTTCGGGCAGCCAATCCTTGTTGGTCATCACTCAGAACGACGTGCAAGGCGAGATGCCGACAAGATTTGGACCAACATGGGCAAGGGCATGGAGGAGCATAAGCTTGCCGAGCACCACGAGTCCAAGGGCCAAGGTCTCGCGAGCCAACTCGAGCGAACCATCTTCGACGACGATCCAGATGCGATTGAACGACTCGAAGCACGCATCGCAGATCGCGAGAAGAGCGCGACCTACAACAACGCGCTGAATGCCGCATGGCGCAAGGGCTTCAAGAAGGGCGGCGCTGAGGGAGCTATCGCGGCGCTCATGGCCACGGGAGCTTCACAGGCGCTCGCAGAGACGCTCGCGAAGACCGCGCTGCAGTTCTCATGGCTGACGCGCAAAGGCCCGTGTGATGCTACTGGCGAGCGCGCAGCCATCCGAACGGACAAAGAGCGCATCATCCGAATCAAGGCGAAGCAAGCTCGCGCGGAGCTCGCGCAAGCCACTCCAACGGGCGTGCTCATCGAAAATCTTGCGAGCGGCAACATGACGCCGGAGTACGTACGTGTGACGTTTCCGGAGAAGCCCTCACGAGAGATCCTCACATCCCTCAGGCAAGCTGGCTTTCGTTGGACGAATGGAAGTTGGGTGGGCCTTCGTCTCTCGCTTCCAACCGAGCTAGGAGCGCCATCGTGAGCTTCTTGTTCCGAGGTTCGACAACCACACCAAGCGGCGTCTACGAGCGCGCTGGACTCATTCCAGGGGTCCGCGTGACCCACTTGCGACTCACCTTCGACCACCCAGCGTTTCTCAAGCTCTCGGACAAAAACGGACAGAAGCTCATCGAGACGTGTGGACTCGAGTGGGCCAACCGTCAGTGCTCGCTCACAGCAGCGTTGAATGCGGTTCATCGCACGAGCCCTAACCGAGAAGACTGTATGCAATTTGAGGCGTTCCTAGAGACGATGGAACGCGCTGGCGCTGACACGATTCATTGGTGAATCAAACCTTGACAGAAACCTCTCCCATACGTACTATAGTGGTGTGGGAGAGATGATTATGAAGATCGCGATTCGCCTTTCGTACCAGGTTCCTCAGTTCACCAAGTCACGCAAGCTTTCGGGGTACAGACTTGAGCACATGGTTTGCAGTAATGCCATCAGTGAAGAGGATTTTGCGACCACGTGTGACCATAGTGTGGAGAAGCTTCTCGAGTTGATGGGTGTGAAGGATGGTCATGTCGCGCGACGTGTTGCCGTCAAGTTTGGGCTAACTACCGGATCAGAAACTGATCTGATTCGCTATACCGGCGTCAGCATTGCACACATCGAGGAATCGGAACGCATCGCCGCGATTGATGAACGTTGGGTGTGAATCAAACCTTGACAGAAACACATCCCAAGCACATATTAGATGCGTGGGAGAGATGACAATGGAGACGGTTCGGACGCGTGACTTGGTTGCTGAGATGATGGTCCTTTCAAAGGCCGTCGAGATTCATCATCGCGCCATTCAGGCGGCTCAGGAGAAGGCTGACCAGTCAGCTGAAAACTTCCAAGCGTGGTTCGGGTTCTACCCGTGGGAGTGCCCCGACTACGCGCCAGGGTGGGTCTCCAACAAGGCCGCCATCGAAGCTCTTGAAGAAGAGTCGGGCTACTTCTACGCGTGCCAACGTGTTGGTGACATCGAGCTCGCGCTGAAGCCCTATTCCGGACAGCTCGCACTCCGCACTGCGCCCACCAAGGAATGGGCATCGTGGAAGCTCTGGACACTCGATGGCGAGACTCCCAAGGCCCACCCGACCATCTGGACATGGCTCACCAAAACACTTCAGGGGGCATCGTCGTGAAACATCCAGGTCCGACACCAGAAGAACGGGAAGCAGAGCTCGATAGACTTCATGAGGAAATTGCAAACTATCGCGTGCCATGGCGGCACGAGCGGCTTTGAGGATGACTTGATGCGTAGGCTCAGTCCAAAGAAACCTTGACAGAAACCAGGGAATGACGATATTCAGTGGTGAGGGAATGAAAATGGAAAAGAGCTCGGTTGTCGAAGCGGTCACGGTGGCGTTCGGGTTGCAGGTTGCGCCAAAGCAGGGTGCGTTCGGGGGATGTGGACGCGTCTACGTGTGCGTGTCGGGCGACAAGGCCACGATCAATGCCGTTGCAGCGGCGGCGAAGAAGCTCGGGCTGATCTTTCAGCGAAAGGCTCACTACGGACTCGGGAACGCGCTCTACATCGGGTACGACAACGCGGATGGGCGCGCGATAGCACGGGGCGAAGCGATTGCAGAATCGCTCACCAAAGCCGGTCTACCCGCCTACATGGAAGCGTGTGGTGACTGAAAGAAACCTTGACAGAAACCTCTCCCATGGTCATAATAGATGCGTGGGAGAGATGGAGGTTTCGATGATGTTGGATGTGTGCGTGATGAGCAAGGCGAAGAGCACGATGTATTTTCAGAGTGAGTTTGGACTTGGCGTGAAGAAGCTCGAAGTCACGGGACTTGAGATCAATGTGCGCTCGCACGCCCAATACACCGCGGCGGTTGAGGCGATCTTCGTGCCAAGGAGAGCTCGCAAACAGCGTGTTCTCGTTCAGACCCACAAGCCAAGCTTGCTCGTTCTCGAGGGCTGGGGACATCCCGAGCCAGACGGTATCTTCCTTCCTGCGGAAGAGGGCGCAACGCTCCTCACTGGCCGCTACAGCGCTTGTGATGAGCGTTGGCAGAGCGACTTTGATCAACGCATCAATGCGTACGTCGCGAGCTCTCAGGCAGTCGTAGAGCATGACTTCCGGAATCACAACACACATGGACCGGCGAACTACATCAGTCCGGCGAAGCAGCGGGAGATTGATGCGCTCGTGGCATCGTTCTCCCCGGCTCCCGAGCTCGACATTCCCGATACGGATCTCGGTCCGTGCGAGTCGTTCTGATGGGCACTCGTTGGGAAACGGGCGTTCGCTGTCCTTGAACGACTCAAGTGCATCGAGCTTGTCGACTTCGGGGAACACAACTCGTTCCGTCCGACCGCCAGGGGTCGAGAAGTGCACGAACGAATCAAGTCCGAACGAATCAAACCTTGACAGAAACTCCACCAATGCACACTTTAGTGGTGCGGGGGAGAGGATCCCTCGGAAGGAGTCGGCAAGTCGATGGCACGGGTTCCAGCGTGGAAGATGAAGGTTGCGGCGGTGGTGGCGGCGAACGCAGAGCTCCTCGTGAAGCTCGAAGCGATGGCCAAGTTCCCCTCGGAAGCTTGCGCGTGCGGCAAGACCACGACGCACGAGCGTTGCCGCAAATGCGGTTTCTGCGAGCCGAAGCACGGCAAGGAAGTGGCGATCTGGTCGAACTACCGTGTTGTCGGCGCGAACATCGGATGCGGCGAGTGTGAGGCGAAAGCCAACATGTACTCCTCTCCCATCTATGAGTGGGCACCACGTCCCACGTTTGCGGCCAAGATTGGCTCGGAATTCGCCGTGAAGATTCACAAGGGTTACACGCTTTCAGAAAAGCAAATCGCCATGGCTGAACGACTCTTCGCGGAAGGCTCACAGCCCGCCAAGCCGACCACCACAGAGCGTCCGGCTCTCACGTGGCTCTCTGTGGCCTCCCCAGCATTCAAGCCCGTCTACACGCTCGTAGCGCGTGACAGCTTCTCGTTCTTCACGATGCTCTCGGACAACAAGATCAAGTGGTCGAACAAGGACACGCTCGAGAAGGAAGACATCGGCACCATCCGCGAGATGGCACGAGATCTCATCGAGGAGCGTACCGGGTACGAGAAGCTCACCACACCTGCTGAGTATGCAGATGCCGGCAAGGCGGCAAGTGGAGACAACGTCCTCGCGAATGCCATCCAAGCGCTCTTTGAGACCCATTGTTGGCTCCTTCGTGAGAAGCGCGTCACCGAACCGATGAAAGAGGCAGCATGAAAGGCGCGTTTTCACTCAACACAATCGGAGATGATCGGAGAATGTGAAGAGAGATGCCGGTTAGCCAAGCCAAGAAAGACCAGCTCGCAGAACTCGATGCGAAGATCCTCACGTATTTGAGAGCGCGACACACCCCTTCCACGGGCGCTGACATCACGTTCTACACGGGCAGAGGTGTTCAAGGCATGGCACTTGTCTCGCGACGGCTCCAAGAGCTTCGCAAACAAGGCCTCATCGCATTTGAAGGGCACCCAAGCTCGGATTGCTCGGGGTGGGTGCTCCAAAAGAAACCTTGACAGAAACCAGGGATGCATTACTATTTGTGTGTCGGAAGGAGACACCAAGATGGACGCGGTGATGGAGCAAGCGGTTCGGATCTCAGAAGGCAAAGCGGCCGAGCGCGAGATGGTGCATGGCGAATTCATGCGCACATACGGTTCGTATCTCGATGAGGATGAGCTCCGATCGTTCAGCGCGGGTGATTCGGTCACGTTCACGGCGCGCGGTCTCAAAGTTTCAGTGGCGATGATTCAACGCCAGGCAAAGCCCACGATGCCTGAGAAGCGACCTTGGCCCGTCGTTCGCCGATTTCGTAACGGGCAGGATCCCAAGCTGATGTGGGCGCCTGAGTCCCACGAGCTGACAGACTGCACGGTCGATCCTCCGGTTCGTGCGGGCGAATCCTTCTCGATTGTCCGTCCAGGGTGGGAGCGCTGGCCACTTGGAATCGCGAGCGATCACTACAAGGTCTTCGTGAATCACCTCGTGACCGACTCTGCGATTCGCGAGCATGCATCCCAATCGGTCACGCCGATGTCAGCACTCATGGCGGGGCATGGTTATCACGTGGCGCACAGCTACAGCGTCAAGCATGGCGATGTCTGCAAAGCGTGTGGCAAGCTCCGAGATACGCACCCACGCGAGGAGTGCCAAATCTATGAGCCCATGGAGCTTGAGGGCGCTCGTCTCTCGAGTCGGCTCGTGGTGGCTCACTCCTACACGGGTAAGGATAGTATGGTCGCCTCGATGTGCATCTAC